AAGGTATTCCCACGTATTACGGTAATTTAAAACATGTCTTGTATGATCTACTACCTGCGCTAAAGGATAATCGTTTCCATCAGGGTCCATTCTATCACCGAAAAACCAGGTAGTATCTTCTTCATCAAAATCTACAATAATTTGGCTTTTATCAGCACCCTTTGGAGCAATATCAATTCCTGTATCACCTCCGGGTCTAGCATCTAAGTCGGGAAATGTTTTATTAAAATTACGGGCAATGATATCCCGTTCATTGTTTGCAGTATCCCATACTACATATTCGGCACGTTCTTCCATATTAGCTTTACGCCCTACAATACTAAAGTTTACCATTCCGGTTCTATGTTCAAAATGTAATCCAGTGCGTTTAGCAAATTTACTTTCACTCAAACACTCAGCTAAAAAGCTATGAGCATCTTCAGGTAATTGCCACTGATTTTTTCTGATATTTTTATCACCTTGCCAAACATCATTGCCTGAACAATTATACACTGTCTTAGCAAGATTATAAGTATCTTTTCCTAGTTGTTCAACTGTTTTAGGTTTATCACTTCCTGTCACTAAGTAAACATAATTATGTCTACAGAATACATTAAAAAATTGCTTAAAATTAGAATCAATCGGACACCGGCTCGGCGTTAGTGTTCCGTCTACATCAAAAATAAATTTATTCACAGACTCTTCTCCTTAGATCGCTAGAACTAAATCTATGATCTCTTTTATTGAAATGTAATTCAATGTCTCTTTTACGACAAATATCTTTACCAGTAAAGTCCTTATCTCTATACTCCTCACCTAATATACGTACATCAATAGGATACATACTAAGAATATCTTCTAGGTCTTGTTCAGTGCCATAAGGTACAATTTCATCTACATACTCAACGCCCTTTAGTTGTGTATAGCGTTCTACTATTGTTTGTACAGGAGCGTTCTTTTCTGCTCTATCTATACTTGGATCAACTTGTAATCCGCATATTAGATAATCACATTGTTCTTTTGCTTCACGTAACATAATGATATGTCCTGCGTGTAACAAATCAAATGTTGAACAAGTAAATCCTACTTTCATTTTTCGTCCTCGGGTAGTTTAATAACATTGTTTTCGTTAGCAAGCATTTGTTCTTTAATATCGTACACTTGTTCATTTTTAATCATACTAATAATTGTATTTGTAAGATCAACTTCTCTTCTAAGCCATCCTATTTTACGTTGTAGCTCGTCTAGTTCTTTCAAATAAAATTCTAGTTCTTGCTCTTTGCGTAACTTTTGTTCTATAAAATCGCTAATTAAGATAAGTTTTTGCTCTTCACTCATATTTGACCTTTTAACACTTTCGCTATTGTATCAATAATATAGTTTTCAAATTCTGTAGGAATCCAGTTTTCTTCAGGAATTAAACTATCGAATACTTCCCACATGGCATCTTGTTCTTCGCTCATTTTATTAATCTCCAAAGTCAAACAAACTGTTAAATGTAGTATGCTGTTTTGTATCTTCTAGAGGATAGTCAAGCACACCAATCAAATTATCTAGTTTATTGTCAATAATTGTTTCAGCCATTGCTGCATCATCAAATGGCAATTCTTTGAACCATTCTGGCAAACGTAATTCATCTGTAGGATACGCAACACTTGTATAACCTAGCGGATTAGGTTTGAGCTTGCAAACAATAACTTTCATACCATCTACAATCTCTTGTGAATACTTGTCGCTATTCATACGTTTGAGCGTATTCCAGTTGATGCTTGCTCTTACGTGCCCTGGCATATTAGCCTTGCCTTGCTTTTGTTCTAGTCTTTGGTAATGACCAATCTTGTTTGCACGTTTAGGCGAACCTTTCTCCCAGCCCGGCATCTCTTGGAACTCTTTACGGAATTTCGTAATGCGTTCTAGTACGTCTGCTTGCGGAACATCTGTAAGCACCATTAATAATAGTTCTTTTAAGAAGTCTTGCATAAACACAGGTGTGTCTGATCTACGCAAGTCTAAGCCCATTGCTTTTACTTTCCCAGGCTTTCCGTCTACATCTGTTCTAAAGCCTTCGTTATCAATTACTAAGGCCGCATAGCGTTTCTTAGTAATATACAAACCTGACTGTGCAACAATTTCTCTACCTGCTGCAATAACATCTGAACGTGTCTTTGGACAATGAAATGCTCGTGCCATAAATTCAGGAAATGTTGTGTTTGCTTGCTCGCAAACTTGATCCATTAACGTGATACATTTTTCTTTAGACCATTCGAGATTGCCGCTTTCTACATCATCTTTTAGAATAGGCCAGGCGCTGAAATAACAAGAATCTGTATCACCATAGATCATTGCTTTGCCTACGTGATCGTATTCGCCTGTAATAGTTTTGTTTACTTCGGCACTCATATGCTTCACAATAGTACGCCCCGAAAGCGTAGTTGACTGTCCTATACGTTTGTCAAAAAATCTACAGCCAGGATTAAGAATGGCCCCATAAAGAGAGTTAAGATTAATTTTTTTAACAAGTTGTCTTTTGTCCCAATATTCAATTTCTGCTTTGTTTTCTGCATCCTTGGCTTTCTTAAGCATCTTTTGCATGTCTTTACGCTCTGCATACCAACGCTTTAGGATACCAGGAATAACGCCTTCAAATTCTGTAGTAAAAATAGTACCATTAGAACTTAACATCCAAGGCATTTGACTATCGAAAATTAACTGATAAATCTCCGCACCCGATAGTACATCCGACCTACCATCCTCCCAATCAATTGTAAGCGCAATATCTTTACGCTGGTCCATAACTGCTTCGTATTCTTCTGTTGCAAAACGTCCTTCCCAACTACCTGCAAATGATTTTTTCTTTAGAGTCATATCTTCATGTACACGAGCATCTGAAATCTCAGGACGTATTTGTCCTACAATGGTTTCAGGCGCCATATTCAACGCTCGAATCACACTCGGATACAGTGAGTTCAAGTCCATTGAAGCAATCCATTTGTGCAATCCTTTTTTAGGAAACGCAACATACGCACCTGCGGCTTGTGTGTTTTCTGTATCATCACGCTTAGGGCGATTAGGAACACGTAAATCTCTATTGTGTGCTTCGTTAATAATTCCTTGTTCTGTAACTGCAACGGCACCCATAGTGGTTTGTAGCAACACAGTATTTTCGTGTGCAATGCTGTTACTAAGATCAATGAATCTTAGTTTTTTGTCCAGCTTGTCCAGTAGTGCGGTATCTTGTATGTTGTATTCGATGAACTTTCTAAAGTCATTGTTATACAACTGATCCAAAGTGCCTTCATAAGGGACTTTGTTTTCACCAACTTCGATTTCACCGATAGCGTCAAGTCTATAAGTATGTCTTTCTTCATATGTGTATTTACGATATAATTCCAAACTATCTAAATGCACTCTGCCTATTAGGTCAAAGGTAACAGCTGATTTTCCGTATTTTTCATATTCACGTTTTTTAGGCAATTGACCCCATAAACAAAACCGTCTTGTGTCGTCTTTGCTTAGTACACGACTAGTTCTATTAACAGTGTATGGAATATCATAACCTTCACTATTCCAACCTGACAAAATATCAGCATCTTCAATTAGTGTTAAGAACGTGTCAATCATATCACCTTCACGTTCAAACAGCATTACGTTGTCTATGCCTTCAAGTTCTGCTTTTGCTTGTTCCATAGTAAGCGTCTTAGGTGGAACAGCCAAGCACACCATTGTCTCTAACCATTGTAAGTATACAGATATAGACGTAATGGGCATAAACGGATCTGCTGGATCAGCGAAGCCGCGCTCTGGATCAAAGTCTGTCTCAATATCGAAGAACGCAATGTTTAGTTTAGGTGCATCTTGGTTGAGATAATGCTCACTTAAACATTGAAAGATTGGATTGATATCGCTTTCAAACAAATTTTTGCTTTTGTTAATAGCTACTTCTTTGCGAAAGTCTTTTGTATTTTTGCAAACAATACGTGTAAGAGGATCGCCGTATACACTTTTGTATTTGCCTTTTGGGTCTTCGTAGTAAAAAGTATACTTTGCAGGATATTCGGTGTATTTTCTTTTACCATCTCTGCGTTCTACAACACGGATAATATCCTGATCGCGATCGAACATCGCGTCTACATATGGCATATAATTTTCTCCTCGTTGCTTGTGGCCAACTTAACCTTCATACTTGCCTGGCTATTGCCATTAGCGTTATATCTATTTATTACCACCAACCGGCAGCTACTCCAAATCCGAACACATTAACACACGCAAAATATCCGGTTAGGAGCATAATCCAAGCTGCACCTCGTCTCCAACTTGCATAAACTTGTGTTATACTACCGACAAAAAATCCTGGGTATACTATAAGCATATTAGGATCGTCTGCACTGATAGCAAGTGTCATGCTTGCTGCTACAGTAAATATAAAACTTATAAGTTCAAATGCAAAAGCAGTCTTATCGCTACGGTAACTGTTCAGCCAAAAATCTTTAACTTTTTGCATACTTATTTGTCATAACCTAATAGAGTAACAATGGCTTCCAATTCGCCAAATTCATTGTTATGATTTTCCCAATCATGGTTTTTTGCAACTTTAATTGCTTTGTTAATTAAACTAGGTTTTATGTCCATTTCTTCTGCAATGGCCTTAACTGTTTCTTTCAATCCCATTTGAAGGTCTTCAACTTCTTGAAGCACAGTTACTCCTTCTCTAACAAGTCTTTCTAATTTTGCCTTTTCTTCTGGTCCGTAAGAACGTCCGCTCATGTGATTCTCCTATTAATTTAATTAATTATATATTATTGTGATGAAAATGTCAACCTAAAATTTAGGTTATTTGAAAGGCTTCTCGCCGACTTCTTGCTTGTAAATATCTATACAAGTGTCAAGCCAGGCAGCAAATATATTTTGAACTCTTTGTGTTCTAATAAGTCCATCATCTGCTAGGTCTTTTTTGATTGTATCGTTATATTTAATAAACAATCGTTGTAGAATGTTTACTTTTTCGTTCCCATCTTTGTCAGTTCCTGGGAGCTTCCAAAATTCTGCAAATTTTGGAGTAGCACGTTTATTAAATTCTGCAATAAGTGCTTTATAGTATGCACGAGCTTCGTCTGCGTTTAGATCTATTTTTTCAGGCACAGGCACCCATGTTGCTATCATACTTAATGTTCCGGTCTTATCTACCTTAGTAGTAACAGGATCTTCTCCTGCTTGTGGTTTTTTGATATTTGATTTTTTTGCTCTATGCGGTGCTAGTATGTCATAAATTTTTTGCCAATCTAAATTTGGGCCTGCTACACCTGTTTGTATTCCATAAAGTTGTGCATCAGATGACCAATCTGCAGGACTAACATTACGAGAATTTTGCCCTAAAAGATCATTTAAATCTTGCAATGCGCCATATTTTCGTTCGTCAGTTTTACCTTTTAAAAAGTCAGCCGCTAGAAAAGTAAAAATATTAAACCATTCTTGCTGAGTAAATGCTTTCTTTAATGCTTCAGCAGTGTCAATTGAATCTGCTTCGCCTAGCATCTCTGGCTGTTCATATATGATATCAAAAACGTTCATTAAAAATCTGCCGCTTGATTTGCTGCAATATTGTCAAGTGCGTTTGTGCCCATTCCTGGCTTAACCATTCCTGAAGTTCTAGTGTTAGACCCTGCACTAGTAACCTTTGCTGCTGGTACGTTTGCCTTGCCTATTGGTGCTTGTGATCTTAGTGCTTGCGTAATAAGTTCAAGCGAATTTATTTTAAAATTTTTGTCATCACCACCTAAGTATTTTTTATTAATATACCCATAGGCTGCTTCGCGAACTCTTAAATCAATTGTTCCTTTTAAAGCTCTACGTTTGGCCGAACTTGGTTTGTAGTCTTTTGCTGCTGCGGTAAATAATTGCGCACCTGCTTTTCTAGTCATGTTATAAATTTTTGAATGAATCTGTTGTGGATCAGCACCGCGCTTTCCTAATTCTGCGTCAATGTCTCGGCTTAATTTTGATTTACCCGATCTTACTGCCTCAACAGCGTTTTTGACAAACTGTCGCATATTTGCAGCCTTATTTCCTGCTACAAGATCACCGTCTTTACCATCAAGTTTTCCTGTAACATCTCCGCCTGTTTTTTCGGGTGCACCTGCTGTGCTAAATGATGCATATGCTTTTAGTGCAGCCTTAATCTTTGCTAGATCTTTTGGACTTACTTTTTCTAATAGTTCTGTAATTTCAAATATATTCATTGTACTTCCTTAAAAGTCTGATACTGGTAGTCCAGTATCAGCGGGCGTAGGCGTTCCTACAGGTTTTTTATTTGCTGCACCAATAATTTCCTTGAAAAGTCTTTGTTCTTCCGCACTCAGTTGTGGCAGAATTTCATCTGCAAATTCTGCAAACTGTTTTACTACCTTCGCCGCTTCATCTTGTGTCTTAAATACTGGTGCTTTACCAGTTGAAAGATCTCCTTTTTTAACATCTAACTTGCTTGAAGGCTCGTCTGTTGTTTTATTTGTTGGTTCGGTTGTTGTTTTATCTGTGTCTGAAGCAGTGCTAGATCCGCCGTTGAGTCTTGTAGCTTCTGCTTCTGCTTCTGCTTTTTCTTTTTTACCGAATTGCGCTACAGTATTTCCGTTTGCATCTTTAACATCGTAACCAAACAATCTGTTGTTACCTTGTCCTCCTTTGCGAGGAACTACAGTAAATTTAGTTGTTTTATCTGTTGGTTCGGTTGTTGTTTTATTTGTTGGTTCGGTTGTTGTTTTATTTGTTGGTTCGGTTGTTGTTTTATTTGTTGGTTCGGTTGTTGTTTTATTAGTTGCTTTGTATTCTTCTTCCGATGGAAGATTAGTAGGACCAGAGCCTCTACCACTACTTACTTCGTTACCATCTTTGTCGAAAGTCTTGTAACTTTTTCCTTGGCCGCTGCCTGTAACTGTTTTATAAACAGCATCCGTTGGTTCAACTGCAGATCCTGAACTCATATCACCATCTTTACCGTCTAACTTACCTGTTAGTTCTCCGCCACTTGTTGTATCCCCGCTAGTGCTTAGGTCACCATCCTTACCGTCGAGTTTATCTGACGGTTTGCCTGCTGCTACATCTTTTGTTGCTTCTTTTGCTTTTTCAACAGCAGCCATATATCTGTCTAAACTTACTTTAGGCATTGCCGCAGCAAATTCTGCGTCATTTAGTAAACTGTCGTATTTGTCTAGTATGCTTTTAAGTTCTTCTTTTTCTGCATCACTTAGTGCTTCGTCTAGTCTACGTAGTGTTTCTAAAATACTAGACATTGAACTCATATCAGTGCTTTCTTTTGCACCAATTTTTCCTACTAATGTTTCTAGTCTATCCATGTCTTTGCGGAACTGTACAAAGTCTGTACCACCTTTAAACATGAAACTTCTTAGTTTGATAATTTGTCCAATAGTCTCTGGACCAGCATCTCCATCAACTGCTGCACCAAAGTATTTTTGGAATGCTTTTACGCCTTTGATCGTTGCACGACCGTATTTGCCATCTACTGTTCCTGTATCAAAACCTAGATCATTTAGATATTGTTGTAGTTCTTTGATAGCTTCTACTTCTTCGGGATCGTTTGCAAGTCCACCTTTATCTGATTTTGCAAACTTAGCTAAACTACCGCTTACTACTTTAGCTGCCTTTTTAGGTTCTGGAGTAGAATTATCTTTTGAGTCGGCATCTAACTCGTCACTAGTTTGTGGAGCATCTTTTTCACCTGGATCGCCATCAGTTGGAGTAACCTTCACTGGTTCTTTTTCACCTTGTGAGCTTGCTCTTTGCTGCCTAATACCTGCTACTGCATCTGTCACTCTAGGAATTTGTGCATTGATCATTCTCCGATTGACATTTGAGAGGTTGGGATTTCTTACTAACAATTTTAAATCAGCGACTATTCCCATTAATTCGTTTTGTTCATCTGAAGTAAGTTTTCTTTCATTCAAGATACCGGAGTTTCTCAGTATGTTTGCTGATTCTTCTAAAGCATCTAGTAGTTGGATCAGTCTTTTAATACGTTTTGTAGCTTCTTTATCAGCAGTTGCTTTGTCAGCATTTCTCAAAAATTGGTTAGGACTATCTGCTTTTTTTGCACTTACTTGTGTAGACTTAGTTAAACCATTGTCTTTAGGAGTGTCTGCATCTTTTTGTGGTTCTTTTTTTGCTTGCATGTCAGCAAACGTAACACCTTTTGGATATTCTTTTAGTTTGCCATTGATAATTTCACCGTCTACACTAGCAGGATTCCAAGCTGCTCTGTTATTAACATTGCCAGTCCATCTTGCAATTTTTCTTTTTCCTGACTCATTATCAGTTGTCATATGGAAAAATTTGCCTTTATAGAACATTAATTTGGTGTGCGCATTTTTTTTACCAAGAAGACCACTTGCATTACTTAGGTGAAAATGCGTAGGCTTAAACTTTGTCGGAGTTTTTGCTTCTCTAAGTTTTTCAGTATCAGCTAAAACAGTCTTGAAATCCATATTAATTTCCTTTCGCTGTTTTTGCTTTAAGTAATTTTGTTAACGATTCTTTATAGCTTGTTTCTTCTGCAACAGTTTGTTCTTTAAATTTCATATCATAATCTAAATTATGGTATACAGAATCCATATAATCTGCTGCTTTAGTAATCTTAGCTTGTTGCCATCCTTCAATGCCTTGCGACTCAGATACACCTTTTAGCATGTCATGTAATTTTATTGCATACTTTGCAATTTTATATAGGTCAGCACGAGCCATTTGTACTTCGTGATCCATTTCAGCTCTGTTAGCAAGATCTGCTAATCCACCTTCATTGACCTTTTTTAGATCTTGTTTGCGCATTTAAGTACTCCGATATAACGTATTTGTAGTATTTATCTCTTAATAGCTTTTCCGCCCATAATATTATCTTTAACATCAAGTGCGTTTTTAGCAGTACCGTCTGCATTAGTTTTTTGAGGTGCTTTAGGAGCGCCATATCTACCCGTAGATGAAATTTTTCTTTTAGCACCTGGAACACTTGCAATAGTTCCTATATCACTAGCACTCGTAGTAGATGCAGCTACATCTTCATTCATCTTTACTTCTTTAATTTCGTTGCCGCAACAGCTACATTTTTGGCCTACTTCTTCCAAAGTATGCTTCCCTGCACAATGAGAGCAACTATCTGCTGTACATCCACAGCTTGCTCCTATTCCAGCCTTTTCAAGTAGTTCATTTATCTTCATTGTATTTCCTCCAATAGGCATTACGTTTATTAGTACTTAGCCGTTTTTCCTCGTGGTCTTTAAGTTTTGCAACATAGTGCGACCATTGTTCTACAGTAACATCATCATGGCCGATTAAATTATGCCAATGTGTATTATATCCATCTGGATATAGTTCTACTATTTTTTCTTCCGACCCGACTTCATATTTGCGCACCAATGATACATCCTCCCACGTTCACCTGAATATTTTTTTGCCTTTTTTCTTAAACTTGTAACACTGCCTTTGCAACTAGCACCTGAACGTTTAACACGCCCTGGTCTGCTTTTGCCTTTTTTCTTACCGTCAGCAAAGTTTTCCTTATATGCTGGATCTACATCTTCACCTTCCATATACGCTATTTGATACAATAGATAGATGAATGCATTTTCTGTTGCAGGTCCTGCTTTACCATCTACATCTACTGTATTGTATGGCATAATTTGATTTATTAACCATTGAAGGTTTTCCAGTTCTTCTCCAGAAGGTAATGTTACTCCTATAATTCCGTATTTTTTATTGTAAATAACATATTTTTCTAGTCCTGGCACTGCGTTAAGAGCTGCATCAGCTAATCGAGGCGGTATTGGTAAATCATAATTTTGACCTTTTAAAGGCCTATTTTTTTGGGTGGCATATTTACGTACAATATCATTTGATTCTTCGGCAAAGTTCTCTGTTACGGGATCTTGCATATGCTGTTTAATAGCACTTGCAGTTCTTTCAAACTTATGATCTTTATGTTTAAATCCGATACCGCCTGCTGCTTCCCACGCTTGAATATTTTTGCCATAGTCATCTATTAGGATGTTAGGAGTTCCATCAGCTTGCGTTGCCCATTTTGTTTTGTTATGCGTAATGATAATTTCTTCAGGTGGAAAAAAACTTAAATTCTTTTTAATCCATTCACGCTTGTGGGGTTCTGAATTAGGATCACCTGGAAGCGGCGAACTACATATATTGTATGAACCTTTGACATTTTTTATAATTGAAAGTAAATTTTCTGCATTTTTTGTTAAAGGTAAGTCTAACCAAAAATTTTCCGTTTGTTTAATTTTCTCTAAAGCAGCCGGAATTTGGTCAATACCGATATCTCGCCAATTTTCTTTCCCCATAAGTTTACCCCATTCGGTAAAAAAGTCTGCGAGAACACCGTCCATATCTACGTATATTTTAGATGAACTTGCAACCTCCTTTGCTTCTAATATGTGATAAACTTTCATTTAAATATTTCAACCTTCTCAGAAAATAATTGAGGATTTTTTTCTGCCCAACGTCTTAGTAAGACGCCTGCCATTGCATTTGCTTCGTTTTCGTCGGGACTTCCGTCATTGCCGTTTAACTCGTCTTTTTCTTCTCTTTGTTTATGATGTACAAGTTCGTGTGCAAGTGTACGCATAGTATCCATTTGATGTCTGCGGTCGTAGCTCACAGTTATGCTATTATCTTCGTCATCGAAATATCCAAATGTTCTGTCAAGATTTTTTCCGGTGAGTGTTATTCTAGGAGCTGTTTTGATACCTAAAGTATCTATGACAAATTTTGCAAATTCTTTATAATTTACTTTAGTTTTATCATCTACTTTTTCATCTAATATGCCCATGTAAAAAAATAAATCTTTATATGTTTCGCTAACAGGTGTTTCATCTAAACTGTGTCCACCTTCCATAAGAGCCCATTCGTATGCTGTGTAACGTGGTTGTTCACTTTCAGCCATTCCGAGGTTAAACAGTACGTTTGTTTTAGAGCCTTTTACTTTTTTGCTTAGTGTAGGAGGACGTCCGTCTTTGTCTACTTTGTTACCAAACTTTGCAGCTTGGGTTTTAATTTCATTAGGCCCTACATCAATAGTTTGGTTTTGTTTAGTAATCCTTCCAACACCTTCGCCAAGTTCATAAATTTTCATTTTTTACGTCCTCTAAATTGCGGCACTCCTGTCATGTATGGTTTACTAAACCAAAGTTTAAACCATTCAGCATCACCGGGCTTAATACCCATTTCACGTTCTTTTTTCCTCAGTGCTGTTGCAGTCTCGGAAGGATTTTCTTCTATTTTGTATTCACTATAGCCAGTGAACTTATTCCTTATACCTGCTAGATGTTGAAGATCTGCAATATCCATTAGACACCTGCTAAAACCTTAATTCTATCTAATTGTATATTATCTCGCAAATCGTTTTTACGGTTAGGATCATATTGCTCGCCGTCCCATTTTCCGTCTTTAGTATTATATCTTATGTTACCGTCTTTATCTATTTGACCACCTGGATGTACCATTTCCTTTGACTTAGCAATCTTCCCATCCATACCTCTATATGAATCATATTCTTTTCTAAGAGCTTGGTATTCTGGGGTATCCATTGCACCGAATGTATCGCCGTCTGGATTATCTTTTTCCCATTGCTTTGCAAAGTCACGCATCTTCTTACGTACTTCTTTTTTCTCTGCACGTAACTTATTAGTCTCGTCTGTTGCTCGCATAACTTTTGAGAATCTAGTAGTGCTACCGCCACCTGAAGTTTTCTTAGTCGTCGATGTGTTACCTGTACGTGTTACGGTGCTTGTGTTGCTAGATGTTCTAGTTGTGTTACCGTCTTTAGAAGATGAAGATGTTGATGTAGTTGTCGTACCATCCTTGTCATCACCATCTAAAGCTCTATCAAAACTACCGTCACCGTCTAATGCTCTGTCAAAATCGTCTTTTCCATCTGCATCACGCTTTGTCATTGTAGCTTTGTCAAACTTGGCTTGCATTGCATCTGCTTCGTCTTTATCTATTTCAACTTCTTTGCCTGTTTCAGGATCTGTCTTGTAATATTTTCTAACACTTTTACGCTGACTTACTGTATCCCCGCCTCTTGACGGTCTTTGTCTTTTTTCTGGTTTACCTGGAATGTTTTGTATACCAGCATCTTGTAGAGCCTTAAGTGTTTTAGGTCTGTTGATAAAAGTTGCAAAATATCTACTATCTCTAACAGCATCGATTAGTGCTTGTAATTCTTGCTTCTCTGCATCACTTAATGCTTCAGTTAATAATCTTGCTAATGGACTGTTAAAACTTATACCTTCAGATGTTCCTCTTGCTTTACGTAGTAGTGCATTTAATCTTTTAGCAACATCATTTCTTGACATTTCCTTGCCGTTAACTGTGTAGGTTTCTTTACCTGGTTTTGGTGCTGGTTTATCGCCAGGCTTGTCTGGAGCATTTAAATCATCATCTGTAACATCACTTGCTGCATCAAATCCTTCTGGATCATCGTTAGGCGGTGTTTGATCTTGTTGTGCATTATCTTGTGCATCTGCATCGTTTTGTGCAGTTTTATCGGTTTGCTGTTGATCTGTTTGCTGTGTATCGTCTTTTTCTTGATCACCTTGTTGTTGATCTGTTTGCTGTGCATCATCTTTTTCTTGATCTGTTTGTTTTTGATCATCTTGTGGTGCTTGTGTATCTTGAGCAGGTGCCGCAGGTGCTGCTTTACCGCCACTTAATTTCAATCCTTTGCCTCTACTGTCAGTATCGATAAATGCTTGTAAATTCTTAGTAGGACCATAAGCACGAGTAACAGTACCATCATCATTTGGAATGTCTAAATAAGGCTCTGGATACTTTGCCTTCATTTTCTGCACATTAAAGTTTGCTAGACCAGGACCTTGATCATTCATTTGCATATACTTTTCTGCACTTACTTTAGGTTGTGCTGCTGGTTCTGGTGTAGCGTTGTCTTTGCTGTCTGCATCTAATTCTGCATCTGTCTGCGGTGCTGCATTTCCATCTGTTGGTACAGGTGTTGTTGAGTTAGGATCTTCTTGTGACGCCTTTTGTGCGTTAGGGTCAGGAGCTTGTTTCTGTCCTGCTTGTTGCGTTGCTTGGTCTGATGTTTGCGGTTGCGCTGGCGCAGTTTGCGCTTGTCCTGCACCTGCATCTTTTTCAGCATCAGTAGGCCCATCAGCTGTAGGGGCAGTGGCATCTCCGCCTTGTGCGGCACTTGCAGTAGCATCTGCTGCACCGTCTACACCTGCTTTTGCATTAGGGTCTGCTGCTGGTGCTGCTCCACCGCCTGACTGTGCTTGCTTAACTGCACCCATTGTTTCAGGACCAACTTTACCATCAACAGCAATTCCTGCTTTAGTTTGGAAGTCTTTAATCGCTGTTTGAAGTGTAGTAACTGTTTGTGCTTGTGCAGGATCTTTTATCAATTCAGCTGCTTTTGCTCGAGTATTAGGACCAACAATACCATCAGCCTTTAATCCTGCTGCTGTTTGAAAGGCTTTGATAGCGGCAATCAAAGCATCTGCATCTGCTGCCGCTGCTGCTTCGTTAAGAGATTCGGTGGTTTTAGGCTTACCGTGTTTGTTGTGTTGTGCCCAAGCAATAGCATAAGGTGCACCAGGATCGTCAAATTTCTTTTTGAGTTTTTTGACTTGCTTTTCTCTACCCGGAGGTGCATCTTCGCCTACAGGTGCTTCTGGATCGCCTAATGCACGGTTTAGGAGTTCTACTGCTGTTTGTGCATTACCTGGATACATAAGTTCTGCAGCTTGCATTTTATCTTCATCATTCATTTCAGGCCATGTAGCTCTCAGTTCGCTTGCACTTTTAATACTCATACCTGCAAAGTCAAAATCAATTGTAGGACCATATGCTAGATAACCGTGTGTATCGGCTGTTTCTAGTTCTTGATCATCTTTATAGGAAATAAGATATCCCATATTTCCGTCACTTTTGCGAATTTGGTCCGGCAGTGGATGGCTTGTTTTATCTTTTTCACTACGAATAAACACTAATGTTGTGTTACTAGGATCACCTATTATACCTTTATAAGCTAAGGCATTAAATGGCGACTTTACTTGAATAAATCTTTGTGCAGGTACTCCTGCCATACCTGCAAGTTTTTGCTTTACGTCAAAGGGAAAAGGTCTTGCTTTTGTATCGTTTGTGGCTGCTACATAAACATTCTGTTTCCCGAATGTTTCTATTGCCCAGTCATACAAACTTTTATGTCCTGGATGAAAGGGATGGAATCCTCCAGGCATAACAGCTATAATTTTTTTGGATGGTGCTTCGAATAATTGACGGAGTTTCACATGTATTCCCCTTTTTCTATCTCAGCTAATTCTTCAGTATAAATCTGGTTAAGTAAAGTCATTCTATCGTCATTATTAAAAACATCGTCAACAGCTCTAGCAACCTTAAATTTTTTCACATAAGAATTGCAGCCTCTTTCTATCATAGGCATTAAACATTCATTAGCGTCTACTTTTTTACCTGCTCTATATAAATCTGCTACTTTAGAAATCGCCGGAAAAAAATGCTTTCTGTAAAACATAGGATCGTTTTTCATAAATGACATACAATCTTCAACAACATTGTAAGGTAAATTTTTATCATTTAATTGAGTAAATTCTTGTATTTTCATTTAACCTCTTCCCATTATAACATTTAGTGCTTTGTCTATATCAGATTTAACATAACGTTTTGGAAACTGTTTGTCTACATTTCTGTATATCCATTGTGTTCCTCTTCTACGAAGATTGTCGCTGATCCATTTATAAAGTTCTTCATCTGGATTGTTAGACATTATTTTGCTAAAACCGCCTTTTATAGTGTCCCACCAACCTTCTTCTTCGTTTAAGAGTTCTTTTATAAGCATAACTATTTTCCCGATAGAGACCTTATTCTGTCTATTTCTGTTTGCACATTTGGCGCACTAATTGATTGTTGTAAACTATCTAATACTGCCTGTGCTTTTTTATACTTCTCATAGGCTGCGGTCATTTCAGAAAGAGCAGCGTTAACATTATTAATTGCTCTTTTCATTTTGTCTTTTTCTTGTCTAACTACAATTGGCATAAATCTCTCCTACCATTTCCTACATGACCAATAACGTGCCTTGTGTCTCGGTCCTGGATTATCACAGTTGTGTCTAGCACGGAAACTTCTACGTCTTGCTGGATTAGATTTTTTAATACGCATTTTCTTATCACCGAAGTTAACCTTAACTATGTTACCCTTAGGATTGCGAACATATACTTTAAATTTTTTCACATCGCCGCGCATTGGCTTTCCTAATTTAACTTTACGTCCACGATATTCCGCTTCGTCGATTTCGTCATCGTCATTGTACCACATAACACCATATTCTTCAAAGAAGTCGTTGCCGTCATATGTTTCTTCTGTTACTTCTGCTAATTCTTCGTCACTGCTTATTTCGATATCAAAGTCTTCGTAGCCTTCTGCAAAGAAATAGTTTGCAACTTTTTCAGCAAGTCTAGTTGCTTGCTCTTCATCTAATGATTTGCTTAAAGGGATTTGGAAAACTGTTGCACCTTGTGCAGATTCAAAAATTTCATATGATGGAAATGCATCTTCATTTAAACTTACGCTGTCTTGTTTTTCCATTACTACTCTTAAAAAATGTTCCATAATAGTCCCTTAATGATTTAATGTAATCTTTTCTACAGTGCCGTCTGTCCACGACGAAACATATGCTCTAACCCACACATAATTTCCTGTAAAATTGTATATAAATGATCCAGTAGCATAATCACTACTATCATCTGCGCTGGTTAAGTTAACGCTAGAAAGTGTAAACCAATCATCACTTGTTGGATTGACAGCTAGTGTTGCTTGCATGTCAATAGAACCAATAAAGCCGTTTACTGTATATTGAACAGTGTGGATACCGTCACTACGTCCGTAGTATCCGTCGCCCTTATACTTGTCTCCAGTAACAGTTTCTGTTGTGCTGTCACCTGGGTGTGTATTTTGTGATAATATAGTTTCGCTCTGTGCCATATAACTATTTATCAATATCTGCTTTGACGACTAATTTGTCGACGCGGCGTATATTAGATAACATTAAACCACATAACTGTAGTATTTTCTCGTCTTTGGCATAAAAGTACATATCGGATACATAACTATTATTAGTCAAACCTTCCATCAAAATAGGTCCTACTTTAACTTGTTTTGGATTATTTTTTGCCCATTTTGCAAATCCAAACGTATCGCATAATCCGGGACCTAAAGTAACTTTATATCTGTATCCGTTATCTTTGTCCACAATAATATGATTAGGAGTTAATAAATCAATGTTTTTAGGATTTGGCTCCCAAAATTCTAGAAGGCTATTTTTATTAATTGCACTTTTTAAAGTGTGCAACCATTCTCTATTATTAGAATACACACTAACATTAGGGCCTTGTATCCGTAATGTATAATCGTCAATTCTACTAATAAATTTATATAGCTTTCGGGCGTCTAAAAATGCTTGCTCTGATACAGTTTGTTGTCTTAGCCAGAAAGTAAGGCATAAATTTTCACCGTTATCATATTGAGTTTGAAGAGTGTCAAGAACCTCTCTTGCATATGAAAGATTCTTGTCTCTAAAAATTCTAGCAATGCTGCAATTAAAACAAAGTTTATATAGATATTTTCCGTAAAATAGTTTACTGGTTTCGAACTTCTGCAACTTTAGTCTCCAAATATTCTAAAACGAGCTCATCGTTAACAATATTTATGGAGACAACACCGCCTGATTTTAATTTTCCGAAAAGTAATTCTCTAGATAACGGACGTTTAATTTTTTCGTCAATGACACGTTGTAATGGTCTAGCACCCATTTTTTTATTAAATCCTTTATCAACTAGGAAGTCTAATGCTTCATCAGAAACTTTGATATCTACACCCTTATTCTTAACCATGTTTTTAAGTTCTAGCAAGAACTTACCAACAATTTTAAGCATAACTTCTTTACCCAACTTAGCAAAAGTAATAACACCATCTAACCTATTACGAAATTCTGGTTTGAAGAATTTTTTCAACTCACCGTCTTCGTAGTCTTTTTCCATGTCATCACCAAAACCTATAGTATTTTTTTCTGCTTCTTGTGCGCCTAAATTTGTTGTTAAAATTAAAATACAGTTACGTGCATCTGCTTCTTTTCCGTTGCTACCAGTTACCTTACCGTTATCCATCACTTGCAATAAAATTTGCGAAACATCTGGGTGTGCCTTTTCAATTTCGTCTAGTAATAATACACAGTTTGGATTCTCTTGTAATTTCTCAATAAGAAGTCCACTAGTTTCTTCATGTCCAACATAGCCCGGTGGTGTCCCAATAAGTTTAGCTACACTATGCTTTTCTTGATATTCACTCATGTCAAAGCGAACAAGTTCTACGCCTAATGCCGAACTGAGCTGTTTTGCTGTTTCAGTCTTACCTGTACCTGTCGGACCCATAAAAACAAAACTACCAATAGGCTTATCCTCTGGTTTCAAACCTGCTTGTGCAACAAGTATTTTATCTACAATGTTTTCAATTGCTTCGTCTTGTCCGAAAACATTGCCCTTCATATTTTTTTCTAAATTAGCAAGGTTTTCACTTTCTTTTTCTGCTACTTGTTCTGCAGGCACTTTAATCATTTTAGATAGCTCGTATTGAATACTAGCTACTGTGACTTTTTTATCTTCTTTCTGATTTTTCACTTTAAATCTAGAACATGCCACATCTATCAAATCGATTGCTTTATCTGGCAATTTTTTATCTGTCTGATATTTAACACTAAGTTTTACTGCTTCGTCAATGGCTTCATCAGTAATTTCAGTTTTATGATAGTCTTCGTAATACTTTTTTATACCACGCAAAATTTCTTTTGTAACTTCTGGAGTAGGTTCGTCTATAGTTACTCTTTGGAATCGACGCATTAAGGCACGATCTTTTTCAAAATACTTTCTAAATTCATCCCAAGTGGTTGATGCAACTACTTTAAGATTTCCTTTAGTTAATGCAGGCTTGAGCATATTAGCAAGGTCATTAGAATTTCCTCCACCTGCTGCTCCTGCTCCGTTCATCATGTGAGCTTCGTCAATGAACATAATAGTTTTGCCTTTGCTTTTAAGACCTGCTAAAACTAGTTTAAACCGTTCTTCAAAGTCACCACGATATTTAGAGCCCGCAAGCATACCGCCTATATCTAAATTGTAGACTTCGTATTCTTTTAAAAAGTCAGGAACATCGTTGTTAACAATCTTAAATGCAAGGCCTTCTGCAATAGCAGTTTTACCTACCCCCGGCTCACCTACCATAAGTACATTGTTTTTTGACCTACGCCCTAGTGCAAGAGATAGACTTTCTAACTCTTCTGAACGTCCGATAATAGGATCTATTCGACCTTTGGTTACTTCTTTGTTTAAGTTTACTGTGAAAGCATTTAGAGCTTTTTGTGCTGCTCCTGATATTTCCTCATCAATAACTTCACCTGCGACTTCAGTTTCTATATACTCTGCAAACCTATCTTTAACAATACCTTCTTTTTCTAAATAATAATTTGCATGGGTTTTCTTCTCAGATAAAATACTCATAAGCACATCGCTTAATTGTATTTCAGACCTGCCTGCAAACAAAACCTGCGTAAATGCTCTATTCAGCACACGTTCAACAGTTTTTGTTTTTTTAGGCTTATATTTTGTTTTAGGCTCTAACGCAATATCTTTTAGATCATTTTTAAGATAATGTTCAAGATTGTTTTTAATATAATCTACATTTGCGTCAAACCCTGACATTAGATTATAAAAATTTTCAGAACAAAGCATTGCAAACAATAAATGTTCTAAAGTCACATATTCGTGATTAAGTTTTTTTGCATCTTTAATTGCTTTGTCAAAAACTAATTGTAGCTCTTCAGATGGTTCTACCATTCGATATCCTCTTATTTTGTCTAACTATTATACAACTATTTAAATTTAAAGTCAACAACTTATCTATGCTGTTAAGTCCCGTATCTTTTCAATTTGCTGTATTATATTTCCATCTTTAATTTTGGGAACTATTCCGTTGACCTTAACATAAACAGTTCCATATTTTCCTGTCTTGATATTCGGCAATCCATGACCGTGTATAGAAAATGTAGTACCTGTTTGTGTACCTTGCGGAATGTTTAATTGGATGGATTTTTTATTTGGTAAGTCAATAATATATTCAGTACCTATTAAGAAATCCCAGACTGGAATTTTTATACTTCCGTGCAAATCTATTCCCTCTACTCTCCAGGCTGTTTTATTTTCTACTTTAATACTAAGTAACAAATTTCCTTTAGGCATGTGTTTTATACTATTATCGCCTAAACCTTCAAATCTAATAGTGTCTCCGTTCTTTGCACCAGGAGGAATCTTAACGTCCAGATCCTTAGTATCCCCTGAAGGTAAATTATATCTAAGTTGTACATCTTTGCCTGTATAACATTCTTCTAATGTGATTTTATAGGTAAGTCTAATATCTCTATTTTGCTGTATTCGTGTTGCGCCTGGCGGGTCTCTAAAAAATGTGCTATAGAATGGATTTAAATCTTCAAACATATTGCCATTAAATCCTCCACTAAACGCCGTTTGGTGAGGCCGAGGATTGTCGTATGCTGCTCTTTTTTGAGGATCTCTTAGTGTCTGGTATGCTTCGTTTACTTCTTTAAACTTATCTGAATCGCCGCCTCTGTCTGGATGGTACTGCATAGACTTTTTTTTGAAAGCCTTTTTTATTTCGTCATCAGTAGCTTTGCGAGATACCCCTAAAATAGAATAATAGTCCATGTAGTTATTTACCGCACGGACTATTAGGATTTATAAGTATTGATTATTTCTTTTTAGCGTATGCTTGTGCGCCAAAGAATGCCATCACAATAGCTGCTACTGAAACAAAGTATGTTGCAGCCATGTCGCCTAAAATTTTAGATGCTTGCTCTAATCCAAGTAAAACTGCTAGAACTACTGCAAACGGATACAACAGCATTCCGAATAGTGAAAACCATGCCATGTTACGTTGCGCATCTCTCATTGCGTCCATATCTTCTAGTTCTTTTCTGCGGAATTCCAAAAACATTTTGTGTTCTTCGTCAGAGACTTTTCCGTCTCCGTTTGTATCCGCTGGATGATGCCCTGCTTTTTTGATTTCTTCTTCGCTCATTTTAAACCCCTCTGTTTGTTTTAGCGTACTCTTTTTACGTCCGGAACCATTACTTTACCATTCGGTAATTTCATGGTTTTAAACTTTAGCCTAATTTTATCTTCTTCTTTCATCGTTTTGCGATTAAGATGTACAGGCTGTTTTACTTTTATTGGTCCTGGCATTATTTTTTCTCCAATTTTTTAATACGAGATTCTAGCTCGTCAATTTTTGATGTTATTTTAGGGTATTTAACTCGCCATGCATTTGGATCATTTTGTAGCCAAGTCCAACCCCAACGGACTGCTAGGTATTCCAATGTGGCATCAAACTTTTTAACAGCCCATGTTGCCATCCTTGTATCCTTAAACCAGAATAAAAACGCAGCGCCAAAAAGGGATCCTACCAATGCAGTATAAATCCAAAGGCGATCACTAGCCATACGTTCGATCATTTCCCACATAAACATCTCCTTATTAAGTATATTTATTCAGATCGGTTGTCGTCTTTGGGCTCGTAATAGTCTCTATACTGTTGAATAATTTCTTGTTGTTGTATAATGTATGCACGGATTTGTGCAAAGTTTTTTGAAAGTGTTTCGTAGTCGCCATCGCTTAAACCAAACAGCACAGGATCTTTACCTTGCTCTTTCATTTTAGCAAAAACTTCTTCTGCATTATTGCTGTGAATAATAATGAACTTTAGTTCGTCCATTTTTGGAGTAGCAGGATTTTCTAAATTTAATGGAACTCTTTCTACTTCTGTGGTAAAGATATCTAACTCTTGTACTGTGCTACAACTAGTAAGGAACGTAGTTAGGATTAGCAATACTAGGACATTCTGAATTGATTTCAGACTTTTTAGTTGCATTTATTTCCGCCTCCGTTAATGGTGAGCCCATAGCAATTTCTACACATCTCATTGCCTTTTTACTGGCATTGTTAATAATACGCTCAACTGCACGATCTTTATCAATAGCAAGTTTGCCTATATCTCTTACTTCACCTTTGCCATTGATTTTGTTAAAACGCTCGTCAAGTGCTTTGAACTCTGCTTGCAGTGTTCTATTTGTTTCTTCTAGTTTTTTGTTCGCTGCAAGTATTTGCTCAAAGTCTTTAGCCTGTTGTGCAATAACTGCTTTTTGATCTGCTATGCCCTGTTCTAATTTAATATTATTAGCTTTAGCAGTTTCTAGATCTGCTTTAACATTTTTATAGTGCAAGAAGCCGCCGCCTGCTGTAGCAAGGGCAACGACTACCATAGCAATTTTAATTGATGCGAACATAGTATACTATTTAGTCAAGTAATTTTGCAAATGTTGCAGGACCGGCAATACCGTCTGCGGTCAAACCATTTGCTGCTTGCCATTCCTTCAATGCACGTTCTGTACCTGGGCCAAAGTCTCCGTCTGCACTAATGCCTAATGCTTCTTGCATAACCTTAACGCCTTCGCCTTTGCATCCTTTACGTAGCACGCCAATATCATCTAGGATCTCTTGAACGTCATCATCGTCTGCTGCTAAGTCTTCTGCATCCATACCTAGTACTTCCATGGCATGTAGGTAACGTTTCTTACGATCGTCTAAACCAATACTTCCGCCATTGATCTTTTTAGTCATACGCTTAACGTCATCTGTGTCAGCAATGTCGTTTAGATTGTTTGCGTCCCAGAACCAACAAGCTGATTCAATAGCACCTGCTGGTGTTGCTACATATTCTGCTGCTTCTTCTGCTGTCATATCAACTGAAGCACCGAAGCGTGTGTAGTTGTCACGCCCGGTAAGTTGTTTAAGTCCACGCCCGCGGAATCTCCAACCGTCGCCTTCTTCGGTGTTGCCCATTTTGTATTTGCGGTATGTGTCATTATAAACACGGTTAGCAATCATCTCTGGGTTACGTGCATATTCATCTGCGTCTGCCTTTGGTGGTTCACCGAAGTAACGTCCAAATACTGCACGAAGTGCTTTTGCACTATAGTTTAAATTTTCTTCTAAGCGTTTAAAGCCTGCTGATTCGTGAGCGCACTGACTTAAAAAGTGTGCTACTCTACGCTCTGTAGTAATACCGTATTTAGGTAATAGTTCGCAGAGTGCATCATACCAATCATCCGCGTCTGCGGAAATGATTTCTTCAAGGTGTTCCTTGGTAAAGTCAAAATCAAAATTCATATTTTAGATCCTTTTTAATACAAGAGCCTTGTCTTCATTTTCAAAAACAAGATTCTCTCCATATTTACTTATGTTGTAGTCACCGACATACTTGGTTAAAAAGAGTATTTCTGGGTAAGATTCGTTTAAGTTAAAAGTACCTTTGATATTGTTTTTAATAATTTTAGTATCGCCGAAGTCTACAAACTCTAACATTAATGGATCTGCATATGCTTTTTTTAATTTTAGTGTGTCATTATACATATCAATAGATTCTAAATAACTGTTGTTAAAAAATTGCTTGTAGTTATCCATCCCAAATTGATCTTTTTTAATACCGTACGAATCAGGATCAATCGGAACTGCTTCTTTAATACTATCTAAGTTACTAGGAACACTCCGAAAGCTCTTATAATATCTAAATTTTAATTCATCGTGGTTAGTAAGTTTTGAAATACCGTCTGTTATTTCAAAAATTTGCTCTGGAACATTTTTGTTTCGCTCTAGTTCGACAAAAACTTTGTATGTACCGTCGCTTTGTTCGCCTGCTGTAGCATCAGCGTCTAATACAAAGCTATAGCCTTTTTCTAAAAAATTGACCAAGTCGTCAGCAGCTTCTTTAGTAATAACACTAAAACTTAGTGTTACTATATTTGCATCGTCTCCCATTTTACTTGCATATGAATCTATTTCAAAAATTCCATCTACTAAATCGTGCAAGTCGTTGCTTCTTAGTGTCATTAGATTACTGCTCCTCCTGCTGCATCACCACCTGGTGCTGGCGCTGCTGCTGGTGCTGCTGCTGGTGCCGCCGCTGCTGCTGCATCAGCTGGTTGGGCTTGTGCATTTGCTTGTGCAGCTGGATCTATAGCTAGATCCTCAGTAGGTTGACTGTTTTGATATATTTCTGCTAATAATTTTTTAGGCATTTGTATTTCAACCACCCAAATAGGATGTCTGTCTAATTTGCCTTTTTTTGTACCAGGACGAATGTCATCTGGTTGCATAATTTTTCTTGGCTTAATAATATAATCTTTTTTGTATGAAACTTTACAATCGTAATCTAACATCCTTTTGCCGCCCATTGGGTCAGGCATATTTTTTCTGTCCCACATAAATTTGCAACTTACCCAATGTCTACTAATCTTAGGACCAGATAACAATTCGCCATCTTCCCAGTTCGCATACACATACACATCTAAGTCGTCTATAACTCTTTCGAAGTCCTTTAGTATCTGGAAAGACGTGTTTGAGTCATATACTTGTTCTACGTTTTTAACTAGATCGTAAATATCTTCCATTTATTAATCCTAAATATTTGCTATACTTATTTATCGTATGTTAGTAGATAACAATGTATTTTTTGTTTCTTGACAAATGGTAAATACTTTTGTAGGGCAAATGTTCTACGGACATAATACCCTGCATTTTTCCATAGCTCATAGGAGGACTTAATGGGTGCAAAAAGAAAAGCTCGTGATAGACGAGTATCTAATGGTAACAATGTTATCGATTTTAATACAATTCAAAAGAAAAACACAGTTCACTTAATTCCTAGAAACAAACATCAAGAACACTACATCCTTAAATTATTAGACAGAGAAAAATCAATAGTATTTGCTATTGGTCCTGCAGGTACAGGTAAAACATTACTTGCTGTGCAGGCTGCTGTGAAAAAATTTAAGGAAGGTTTAATTGATAAAATAATTGTTACTAGGCCAGCAGTAAGTGTTGACGAAGAACTAGGTTTTTTGCCAGGTACACTGGAACAGAAAATGGCACCATGGACAAGACCTATTTTTGACGTGCTTAGAGAATATTTTGATGCACGGCAAATTGAAGGCATGATAGAAGAAGGCATCATAGAAATTGCGCCACTAGCATATATGCGAGGCAGAACATTCAAAAAGGCTTTTATAGTAGCAGACGAGATGCAAAATGCAACCCCTAACCAAATGAAGATGTTATTAACCAGGCTAGGAGAAGATTCTGAAATGGTAGTAACAGGTGATTTAGCACAAGCAGATAGATTAAAAGATAACGGTCTAATCGACTTTGTTCATCACCTAGAAACCTATACCAACAATAAGCACTTGGACGTAGTCCGTTTTGAACAAAAAGATATTGAAAGGCATGAGGCTGTTAAGGAGGTGTTACAAGTTTACGGCGATGAATAAACTTTAACTACTTCAATATCTGATGCATTAAGAAACTCGATGCCCTGTGTACTGCGATAATCATTTTTGTAGTACACAGTGGCAATACCGCTTTGATAGATTAATTTTGCGCAGTCTATACACGGAGAGTGCGTAATGAAGATACTTGCACCTTCACCACTCTCGGGCGAACGTGCTAGTTTAGCGATTGCGTTAGACTCAGCATGAAGTACCTCCGGCTTTGATTTATTATTTTCATCTTCACAACAATTATCCCAACCAGTAGGCATACCATTGTAGCCAATTGAGATAATACGATCATCTTTGACAACAATAGCACCTACTTGTAGGCGTTTTGCAGAACTAAGTTGACCAAAACGTTCTGCTACATCCATATATGCACTAATAAATTTTTCCTTCATTATATCCATCTCGGTATTGAATCTTTAGTAAGTTCGTACACAAGGTACTCGTTGGGTGTATAAATCCTATCCCAAGTTAGGCCATGTAGTGGCGGACGTCCCATTGCATCATAATATGTTTTAACAATAATATACTTTTGACCAGGCCATATAAGTTTACCGCTTGCTGAACGCTTCCACCAGTTTGCCCTTTGTTCAAATGCTCTTTCTTGCGGATCGCCTAAGCCATTCGCACCCATCATGTAGTTATATCATCCGCTAGTGGAAAGATTTCAGCTATAACTTTAGCACATGCATGAGCAATTTCCATATGCTCTTTCTGTGTACCATTTGCACCACGTAGTTCAATATAGTGTACCCAACTACGCAATGTACCGTTCATATACAACCGTGTTTTAGTTAATCCTTCTGGCAGGACGGCACGAGCTTGTTCTTTAGCAATGCCTGCGTTGATAGCCCATTCGTATGCTTTTTGCGCTCTAAAAATTACATCTTGTTGTTCCTCAACCCACCGCTGAGAAACAGCAATATGCTCTTGATTTTCCATGTCTAGATCAACTGAATTTTGACGATTCTTTTCGTCTTGCAAACGTGCTTCTCGAACAACAAACATGTCTCCCATTTCTTTTGGATTGGCATAACGCTGGCTAAATTCTTGGAATGCAAAACTCCTATGTCGCACAATTTGGTGGGCAATATCCCGTGTAGTATCAATCTCTAAACAAGCATTAACCATTTCTAGAGGGCTCCAGTGTGCATGTTTAATCAAATACTTGATTAGTTTTTCACTGGTTTCTTTGTTCATTTGGTTAGTAGGATTACTAACCCTTGCACAAAATGCAATTAATTCTTGTGCATTCTTTAATCCTTCTGCTTTAAATTCGTTCGATGGTTGACTGTACGAAACTAATTTTACGTTCACTTTATTCTCCTGGTTCTTCACTGAAGTACTGCTCATACTTATTTGGTACTCCGTCAAATTCGTTGTGTTCTGGTAATGGATCCTTTTTCTCTACAATGTTAGGCCAAATTTCGCTATACTTTCTATTAATCTCTTCCCATTTGCCTGCCTCCCCAGGAGACATTGATGAATCTAGAACAATAGCATCTGCTGGACATTCTGGTTCACACACTCCGCAATCGATGCATTCTTCAGGATTGATCACTAACATGTTTTCACCTTCATAAAAACAATCAACTGGACAAACCTCAACACAGTCTGTATGTTTACATTTAATACAGTTGTCAATAACTAGATAACTCATTATACACCTGCTAATCTAATAAGCGTTGCCGCCAAGTTAATTTCAGGATCAACTACTAAAGTGTGATCCACCATCCCTTGTTTGATAATTAGAACTGCTTTATCTTGTTGTTCATTACTACCAAACAATTCAATATTGTCATATAGCCAGCGATATACTTCTTCCATTTCTTCTGGACGAATTGCACCGCACAATAACTTACGTGCTTCTTGTATCTTGCCTGCTTTAAACAATTCAACCATATCCAACTTCCAGTCACTTTCGCCAGTATCGCCTTCGTTAGGTTTGTTCAATACACCGTCAACACTGTTCATTTGAACAGTATTAATACATTTTCTCAAGTCCGGATATGTTGCTTTCACATACGTATCAAGTGTATCCAAATCTGGGGTAACACCTTCCGTGATAAGAATTTCTGCAACACGAGCAGTAAACTCAGTTTGGTCAATTTTAGCAATGTGGAAGCCTTGACATCTACTGTGGATCGCTGGAATTATTCTGTTTGGATAGTTACAAGTAAGAATAAAACGTGCAGTTGTGTGGTATTCTTCCATCACACCACGCAGTGCGGCTTGTGCATTTGGCGACAAGTAATCTGCCTCATCCAACAACACAACCTTAAAATCACCAAATGGAATCATTTGTACAAAGTTTACAATCTTATCTCGTACATCATCGACGCTGTTTGTTCTACTTGCGTTTATTTCTAAAATGTCTAAGTCGTTGACTTCTAGCTCGTTGAATAGTAGTTTTGCGAGCGTTGTTTTGCCGATGCCTGCGTTCCCGCTGAAAAGCAAATGTGGAATTGTCTTGTCTTTGATCCATGTTTTTACCTGCGACCGTTGTGCGTCATCTCTAAATACATAACCGTCCACTGTCTTTGGACGATACTTTTCTACCCATAGTTCTTTCAACGTGTTGCTCCTAGTTCTTTGTATGCCATTTGTATTGCTTTTGATTGATAATATGCGTCTGCTAATGCATTGTGCAAATCGTTTTGAATTTTCTTACGAGGATCTTCTTGACATACACTAAAAAGTGTACGGCTGTCACGTACTTGCCAGAAGTTGTACGGAATAGGTTTGCTTAAACTGCGATACATATCTTCTATGATTGTATAGTCAAAACCATATCCTTGACCCCATAAAACATCAACACCAACAACAAACTTGTTAATTTTACTTAGTGCTTCTTCTACAGTTATGGCACCTTCTTGGTCAAACGCTTCCTCCATAATTTTTGGATCTTGCTTTGTCCACCATTCAATAGTGTCGTCACTTGCTGTACGACCTAAGCGATCCTGATCATCAATTTGTATTTTAAAATACATTTCTGAGTAAGGTTCAGAATCGGCAAATGGATTGAATTTAACAGCACCCAAACTTAAAACAGTAGATTGAGGTCGTGTGTCAATAGTCTCTAAATCAATTGTTGCGTGAATAGCCAAAAGAAAACTCCTATCAATTTATACTAATTATAACGCATAAACTAATAGGAGTCAAGTAGTTTTTTATTCTCTATTGCCCAATAAATGCAATAACATTTGAAACATATTGATAAAATTAAGATACAAACTTAACGCTGTTGCGATTGCAAACTTAGCAAGTTCATCTGTTCCTAACATACCACTTAGAAATGTAGTCTTTGCTCTTTGAGTGTCATAGGCTGTGAGTCCGGTGAAAATTAATACACCTAAAATGCTAATAGCAAACATCATAGCACTGCTTTGCATAAAGATATTTACGATGCTTGCAATGATAATACCAATTAATCCTACAAGAAGGAAACTGCCCCAACCGCTTAAATCTTTCTTAGTAGTATAACCATACAGGCTTGCACTTGCAAACGTAGCCGCCGTGATGAAGAACACTTGTGCAATACTCATTGCCGCATAGACGGCAAAGATAGTGCTCATACTAACACCCATTACTGCCGTGAATGCCCAGTAAAATGTCCGTGTAGTTTCAAATGACCAATTCTGACCTGCGAAACTCCACCAAAAAATCATACCTAATGGTGCAAAAACAAATAGCCACATTAGTCCTCCCATTGCAGCCATAATACCTGTAGCATAAGTCAAGTATGCAACTACACCAGTAATACCTAAGCCTAGTGCTGTATAGTTATAAAGCGCCAACATAAACTGACGCAAGTATTCGTCGTACTGTGTACGAGCTTCAGTTATTGTACTCATTAGTTTTCTCCTACAAATTTTGCAAGTTCCGGTGCCTTCCAGCCTTCTGGCTTTAGAACTTTGCCGTCTTCACGTTTGCGTACTTTGCCTGTGACTGGATCAATCTTAGCAAAGTTTGTATCCATTACTTCTTTCCAAGCACCTTCTCCGTCCCAACCTGCTGCACGAATAGCACCCATTGTCACAACAAGAATATCAACTAGTGCATCTAGTTGTTCTACACGATCATCTGCTGCAATAGCATCTGCAAGTTCATTATATTCTTCTGCAATAAGACCGAGATACATATCATAGTTTGCTTCACTTGGCTCTTGATCACACGCTGAGCCAAAGCGTTCAATATCTGCGAATGGATTTGTCATCTTGCTCCAAAATCCTCTGGTTTAGGAGAGTCCATAGGACCTGCTCCTGTTTTATCTCCCCACAAAACATTTTCCTGCTTGTCTGGGTCCCACATCATAACACTTTCAGCTTCGACAGTGCGTAACGTAATTGTTTCACCATTATCTAATTCTAAGTCATAACCTCGGGTCCATCTACCATGTTCAACTAAGATCCAGTCACCTACATCATAAGGATCGTCGTTTTCCGGACCTTTTGCAAATACCTGACCCCATCTCGGTTTGATACCACGGTCTTTTCCGTCGTCGCTTAGGATAATTATGCCACCGTTGGTTGTTGTGTCTCCGAAATGCATATCTCGCACAATAACTCTATTATGGATTGGTCTAATAGACTTAGCTTTAACTTTAGTTTTTAATCCGCCGCCGCCGTCGCCTAATTTCTTTGCATCAATCATTACTCACCTTTCTTAACAAAATTGCCCTCGTCGTCTTCTACCCAACCTTCGTCGTCGTCGACATTGGGCTCTACCCAATCATCTGTTACGTCTTTTTGATTTTCGTCTAATTGGGTCTGCATTTGTGATTCTGTAGCTTTTGCTTGAGCTTTAGATACCGGAGTTTCATCAGGCATTCCCTGAGAGTTTGCATAGTAATCTTTTAACACTGATTCTCTGCTTCTAATAATTTTTCCGCCTGGGCCTAATTCGTCACCTCGAGCATTCACCCTAGCATTACCTACAGCAGGAGTAAGTTCATTTCTTTGACGCAATAAGTCCATATCGACTGTTTTGCCCTGCATACTTCTATAAACCTTTCGGCCTGTTTGTTTCATTGGCATAATATTTCTCCTATTATATACGCATATTTAGCGTAGAAACTCTCTCCAATCCAGGCCATACTGGATTGAATCTATTCTATGTACACCTATCAAATATAACACATAACTTGCTACACTTGATCCACGTCCTACGCCCCATACAATGTTATTCTCACGCATAAAGTCTACAAGATAAACCATATAGCGTAGCAAGTCTGTCATACCACGATCTAAAAACGCTTTCCATTCTTCAGTAACTCGTTTCCATTCTTCAGTATGTCTAAGTTCGTCATTTGGTTCTACTTGTAGTTTTTCTGCAAGTTTCGCAAACAGATAAACCGTAATATCTAAGTTTTTATATTCATCAGGCATAAACCATTCACTTTGACATACACCGTCAAAAGTCTTTTGATCTACATCTAGTGGAATATACTTTTGCAATGGATCCATACCTTGTTCTTTCATAGCCGTATTAAAACGGTCTACATCATCACTAGGATCGCATAATACCACATGAACTTTATCCGCATGACCTGAATAGATCATATCGATCAAGTCGCGGTTAGAGAATCGTGGAATACCTAATTCGTCTGTTTTCATAAGCATACATGTATATTAACTGATATTAATCAAATTGTCAAGAGAATTATCATCATTTTCATGATCTTGAATTATTTTTTGTTTTGCTCGCCTTGATCGAGCTTCTTCTTTAAACATTTCTAATACTACAGATACTTGTTGTTGCAAATGAGGATTTTGCGTTTGGAAATATTTACGGCTTAGTTCTGCTATTTTATCCTCAACTTCTGAATCTGATAGATCTGAAAAGTTGTCTACCAAGTGGTTAAACATTATGAACTAAATGCTCCATGATATAATCCATAAACGACTGTTCCGCCGTCGCTAGTCCAAAAATCTACAATTACGGGTTCTGCATTGTTAGTTTGGCTTAACTGAAAGGGATCAGGCCAAGTGCTATTTGTTTTTAAAATGTTACCACCCTGTACTGCCCATGTTATTGTACGAGTGTCTGCTGTATTATCTTTTGTTAGAACGACACGCATTCTGCCCATAACACCACTATCCGGCCAGTCAGTAAGTGTTAAAGTAAGGTCTCCGCCTACTTGTATAGTTTGATAATGTCCCGCCTCAAAACTTAAATTTTGAGAAGCTGTTAAATTACCGTTATCTCTAACTTCTTCTGTTACCATTAACAAATTTGCTTCTTGGATGTTATTTCCGTTAAAGTCGTTTGTTTGATCTAATCTAGCACGAGTTGACTGTAGATCTGTGATCTCTCCGGCAGCTGTTGCTAAACCTGTTTTAATAACTGAAAAGTTATCGCGGAATCCTTGAGAATCGTTATCTTGTCCTGCTACAGGATATTCTGCATCTATTGTATTTGAAATAATGTTACTGGCCATATGTTTTTATCTCCTGCTAATATTTATCGGAATTATGTGTTAAATTGATAATTTGCGAACACAATATATTGTTCATTGGAATTACCTGTTGTTGAATCAATTATATACCTGTCAATGTCTATATTAAACTGGCTAAAATTAAAATTTTGATTCTTGATTGCATTTGCAACTATTTTAGCTGTGTTAGGTTTTGTATAGCATAACGGTATAGCTAAAACATATCCTAACTCCTGGATGCTTTCTTCCTGCGCAGTTCTCATCCAAAGAGGAAGAAAGTTTCGTTCTGTTTCGCCTATATTTTTAAGACTATCTCTCATATTTTCTATATTACTAATATACTTTCTATAATCTTTAGATTGGCTAATTAATACAGCATCGCTATCTACTTTAATAGTGTTTGGATTCTCTGGTCTATTACGCATCGGCTCTAATGCATCATACCCAGTGTTGTCGTCTTTAGGAGCATACTGTATTCCGTCTATGGTAATTGTTTTAGTTGTGTTTATGTTGTAGGCCTTTTTGGTCTTTCCTGCTGTAGGATTATAAGGGTCTAGCAGATCAAGATAAACAATTTCGTAAACAACGTTATCTGTGCCAGGAGTTTTTGCAACAGCTGTCTTGATTCCGCCTATTTTATATTTTTTACGCTTGTGGAATTTTGCGCTTGCTGCAATATACTCTTGCACTTGCTTTGTTTCCAATCCTGCATATGCTAATATTTTAATTTGTTTCTGTATTCCGAAATTTGGATCGTTTGGTCTATAGATATAACTTGGATCAAACACTTCAGGATTACTTACTAAATTAAAAAAAGAATTACGTTGCTCTTGTTTTAGAAATGGTTTCATGTACAAGTTTGAATATAATTTATCATCAGGATCGCTAACTGTTACTGTGAAACTTTTTTGAATTGCACTAAATTTAAATTGATCTTGAACCTCAACAGTAAAATTATAAACTCTATCTACAGTTGTTGTATTTCCATCAAAGACTGTATCTGCGCTGTCGAAAACAGTAAGGCCTGTTTGGTCAGCAGTTCCGAAACTATTTATTTTTCCTATTATTTCACCGTCGAAACTTAACTCCAGTCCTGGCGGTAATCTTCCTCCTACAAGCCTATATAACAAAACTGCATTAGGAACTGTAGTATTTGCACTTACTGCTAGTGTTGATATATAGTTTGCACTTACTGCTCCAAGATTAGTATCAGTTATCCAAGTGATAGTGCTATCAACATTGCCTAGTAATTTAACAACAAATGTTTTATCTGCAAATGCAGATTCGTCATCTAATCCTGTTGACCTAAATGCTCTAATAGTAAATTTGTATTCTCTAGTTATTTCTGGCTGGTAAGGTACTACACCGCCAACAGATCCGTTGATAGGATCTAGTTCCATTCCCGGCGGCAGCTTGCTAGGACTTCCATCGTCGTTAGTCTCTTGTAAAATATAACTGACAACACCTGACAGTGTATTAGGATCAATTGTTTCAAAAAATAAAGTTACGTAATTATTTGCTCTTCTAAAGCCTAAGTCTCTAGGAGTTAACCAGATTGGTGTTCTAATGTAGGTGTTGTCAGCAGTAAAAGTTCCAGTACCTACTTGCATAATAGTGTTGTCTGAACGTAAGAAATCATCTCCTACTACATAAATTCGGAAAGTTCTTCTTGATACTGTATCTCCGTCACTTACTGAGACTGTAAATTGATAGTATCTGTTAAGTTTTTTAGGAGACCTACTTGGTGTGCTGAAATCGTATATTGTTGTATCGTAAAAGAAACTATCAAAGCCGTTTGTAGATTTTAAACCAAAGTCAAAAGGATATCCACCGTACGGGTTTTGATCAAAAAACCCTGCTCCAGCAGCTTTGTCTAAAGCTAAAATAGGATCAACAACTCCTACTAATCTTCCGTCTTTTGTTAATTCTATGCCTGGTGGTAATTGTCCATCACCACTGCCAATAAAGAATTCAAGAACTTCACCTGCTGCTGTATCTGTGTCAATTACTTCTAGTTGAAAATCAACTGGCGCACTGTCTAAGATATAAAATGCATTATTAGCACCTAACGGTAAAAGATCTTCATTTGTCAACCAAACTGGTTCGTCTTCGCCTTGTACTATTATGTTATAGGTTCTATCACTAATTTGTTCATTAAGTGTTCCCCTAAGTACAAATCTATATTTTGTTTCTCGAGGAACTTCAAAAGGTGTGCCTACAATATTAGGACCTTCTATTCTCATCCCTTTAGGCAGCTGTCCACTGATTAATGTTACTACCGTAGCATTATCAACTAACGGCAAAGGAACACTTGTAGTGATTCTTTCTTGGAGTGTTATAAGTGTTGTACCTGACTGGCTTGTCCATAGCGACATATTCTTTTTACCTTATTATACAAATGTACCTAAATCAACGATAGCGTCTTCAACACCAACACCAACGATTGTTCCAAAATCTACATCTGTTTGTGAAACTATGTAATCAAATAGATTTGTGTATTCTTGTCTAATAGATTTAAAATCAAACCCTGTAGGAAATGCGCTAATATCTCTAACATCTATTCCGTAAACTAACCCTTCTAATGATCCATTGAATGTATTAGCAGTAACATTGTTAGCGTTTATAATATCATTATTATCTACATCTAAATTTGCTGCTAGTGTAGGTGTTCCGTCTTGTGACAGTATTCCGTCAGTTGCTTCTACAACTACATTTTGTCCTATAGCCCTTGTGGATAATCCTGCGTTACCGTTAAACCCTATAGTTTGTCCTTCGACAACTGTAATACTGCCGCTATCTGTTATTGCAATTAGTTGGCGTATAGAAGTCGGAACATCAAATGTAATGGTAGAGTCTGTACCTGTCAAACTTATATTTGCACCTGCAATTAAAGTTTTAAAATTTAAAACTGAATTCGCCGAGCTTGCAAAAACATTTTCGCCTAGTTCGCTTAAATTGTTTCCTTCAGCATCTTCAGGGAATCTAGTATTTAAATCATCAAAGTTATTATTGACTTTGCGAAATGCTTCTCGAAGATCATCACCTGTACCGTCGTTTGCTATATTACCTATATTAATTGTTTCGATTGGCATGTTTGTTTCTCCGTTTTATATATTTACCGTTATACTCTACCAACAACCACTTCAACAGTACCTTGGCTTTCATCTTCTTTAGTTCCTACAGCTTTACCTATAACTGTACCCACTGTAGGATTATTATCAACCATTCCATAGCCTGGGATAGCACTAGTAACAATTATATCACCTTTTGCAACTTTTCCTATTACCATACAAGGAACACGCCCTTGTAGTGCTAAAGGAACAACAGTGTCACCTTCTAGTCCATTATTCATTAAATGTGCTGGATTAGTTGACACAACGCCTGCTACTCGTCTATCACCTTTGGTGTTGGTTGTTGTGACTTCATTGTCTCCACCAAACACTAGTACAGTACCTTCTTCATATGCTTTATCTGCAAGATAGTTCTCTGCCAAGTCAGCGTATCTTGCTGTTGTAGCAGTACCATCAAATATTGTTGCATATACTGTATTGAATCGTAAAGGTGTGCCTCCGCCTTGACCAATGTTTCTAGTATCGTTTGCACTTGGAAGAATATTACTGTTTACTCTACCGCTGAATACAATATTATCAGCAGTCGCGTTTCCTAGAGTAACAGCACCATTAAGTGTAGTTGCTCCGTCAACATCAAGAGTATCATTTAGTGTTGTAGCTCCGTCTGCATTTAGGGTTCCGTCAACATCGAGGTTATTTGTGATGGTAGTTGTTGCATCAGCAACACTTAATCGTACACTGCCACCTGTGATTGTTTGTATAACGTCTGCTGCTGCCCCATCAAATCCTGTATTTGCTCCTAATCCAATACCTGTACCAGCATTGTCTTTTTCGTCGATTGCTTCTATAAATGAAGTATAAACCCATCTTGATGCTAGTCCACTTACTTCTGTGGATGTAAAATTACTATTAGTGTGGAAGTTACTTTTATCTGCACTTGTATTTGCCAAGTCACCTACAACAATGTTACCACCTGATTCTAATGTTGGTTTTGATGAACCCGACGCACTCAGTATTTCTCCACCTGCAGGTGTTTTTACGTTAAGTTCTAATCCGGTTAAACTTAAAACTTCATAAGATGTATTACCACCTATTATATAACTATCAGCTTGTAGTGAACCGCTTGCATTTCTCCTGGCTATACTATTACTTGCGTTATTTTCAGATACTACAGTAGTTCCGTATACACCGTCTCTAATTTTAATTAATGCTGTACCGAGCAAGTTTTCGCCAGTGTCTACTACTGTCGGAACACTATTGCCACCAAGTGCACCTGAACTTGAGGCAGTCAATTGCCCAGCGGTATTAAATGCTCCTGTGACGTTTATTAGTACAATAGAATCTTCACTAAACACATCGCCCTGAACTGTTCCTTGACCACTAGTTCCAGCTTGTGTGATTGTTTCTCCATCGCTAACAGTTACGTCTCCGGTTAATGTTAGTATAGTACCTAAACTTGCAGTTATTTCACTTTCAGTAAAGTCTTTATCTTCAACACCATCACCTAAATCAACAATATCACTAAATGCAACTTCTGTTGCTGTAGCATCGCTTGATGTTTTGTTTGCAATAGCAGTTTTAGAAGCTAGTGTTTCTATGTCTGCTAAATCAACACTGTTACTTGCAAGTGTAACCCAACCGTTTGTAACAGCAAAGTCGTTACTATCAAAACTCGCAAGTCCTAAATCGCTCTGTGCAATGCCTGTGGCATTCGCCCTAGTTGTTGCAGACTGCATATTAAGTTTGCTTTGTTGAATTCCTGCACTTGCACTTACGTCATCATTAATAATTGATCCGTTTTCAATTTGCATATTATATTCTGCACCAGATGCTGTCCTACTAACACTAAAGTTAATAATACTACCTGTTGCTTCACTTGCATTTGAAAATTCATCTACAGGTTCTTCTAATATACTACCTGTCACACTACCGTTTGTTAGGGTATTACCTGCTGCAAACGAACCATTAACAGGTGTATAGGTTACTATACTAATTGCTCCTAATATTTCGTCATTATATGCTTCAACATCAACAACAGTACCATTAGGAGTTGAACCTGGTGCTGCACCATTAATGTAAATTTCGTTACCTGCTGCCCATGTTCCTGCACCTGAATAATCTACGTAAATCCGTTTTTTGCCTGTTGCAACCAATATATCATTTGCTGCAACACTATTAAGTTCTACGTTACGCAAATCATTTAGTTCGTCATATGCACTTACCTTATCGTCTACATATGCTTTATTAGCTGCATCTGATAAGTTAGCAGGAGTTGCCACGTTTTCAATTTTGAAACTACCCATATCAAGAGCACCTTCCATCTAACCTGGCCATTCAAAGGTAGGAAACCAGGGCCAATTCTGTTCCCTGACGGCGATGGTTGAACTTGTGCTCCGGCAATATTGTACCCTAATCGTCTACTTAGATAAGATCCAATTGCCTTTTCTGTTGGTACTGCTTGTCCTGAATCATCTGCAAAACTGTCGTCAGCTGAGAATTCATTAATCGTAACACCCTTTTTAAATCCTAAACTATTAGCATTAGAAAGACCAATTTCACCAGCAAACGTAATGTCACCTGTTGCTTGGTCAACGTTGAAGAACTTACCAACACGGAAGAAACCAAATTGATCTGTACTTACCCAGAACACACGCCCTTTACGTCTTTCCCAAACTTGGCCAGTGGTTGCTGTTGCCGAGTCTGTATAGAATTCAGCAAGACTATTTTCTGGATCACCTAAAAGCACATTAGGATAGTTTGAATCATTGAAAGATCCTGTACCAATTTGAGTAAAGTCATGTCCTGTAGCTCTTAGTAATGAAATAGCAATAGTAATTTCTGCTGTAGAACTAGGCATAAGTCCAAAGAAGAACGATCTTGAATCAGTGTTAATTGCTGTGCTTAAACCAGATCCGCCGTATCCGCTTATATTAGTGCTTGCTACATCTGCAAAGTTTACCTCAATCCATGTGGTATTATCAACTACACTTGTTACTTCGTGAGTCTTACCTTGCCAAGTGAATTGCATACCATTGCTATAACCTGCATCGCCTGGCTGTCTGCCAGCTACGTCTCTTGTTAATCTAGTAAGTGTGTCAGCTGTTATTTCGCCCTTTTGGAAAGCAATTCTTGTATCACCTTGTGCGCTACCATAGCCTCCTGTCAATCTTGTTGTGTCAACTTGTAATTCAACAAATTCAAAGTTTGCTTCAAATGTTGTTAATATTTCATCTGAAGCTAAATCAACTTGAACATCATCAGTTGGTTGGAAAGAAATACTTCTATATGTGATTTCGTCCGATTCGTCAAAGTTAATAGCAGTAGACGGTCTAGTTACTAGTTGTTCTGCTTCATTAACATTATCAAAGATCATATTTTGGTTATGCCTAAACTCAATAAGAGTTTCATTTGTTACTGTGGCTTGAAGGGTTCCAAAAAAGTCATCTGCAAGAACATCATCTGCTTTTAGATCTAGTTTATAAATCTTATTATTAAATACATTTGTCATTGTGCCTCCAAATGTATTTTGCACACTGAATGTTAAATTAGATCCTGTGCCGCCGATACTACTTGCTGCAATAGTTAGTGTTTCGTTTGGAACATATCCTTCTCCTGATCTAGTTTTTGTAACAACTGCTGCTCCACCACCGTCAATAATAATTGTAAATCGTGCACCAGAACCTGATCCTGTCGTTCCTGATTGTTGTACATCTTCATAAGTTCCTGGTGTTCTAGATGCATCTGCACCTGAAATATTGAATACTGTGTCAACACCGCTCACTACCGGATCTGCACCTGTACCTAAAATGCCGTCTCCGTCTTGGTCTGATAAATTAGTAACACCTGATATTACGTAATTCAAGACGCCAGTTACTCCTCCGTGATCAATCGTTATCAAACTGTTTGAAGTTGGAGCAACCTTGCAGTCAGTTACTGTAATGCTAGGTTCATCAAATGCGTTTGTATATACACTATCTGTAAATGCCTTGATAGGTTGCATTTGCGGATTTTTTAGAATAACCTGATCAGGTACTTCGTTAGGATCTGCACCTTCTGCAACTAGGCCAAATCGTCCATAACCATTAGAGCCGTTTAGTGAACGAATCTCTGAACCGTTATTAGCATAAAACGCTGCTTGACAGTAATATGTAAAAGTAGAAACTTGTTCAGAGAACGCACCGTTGTTGGTAATAAGTCCGTATCCTAAGTCATTGATTTGGGTAAAGTCATTTGCAAGCATTGATCTGTTACCAGCAGTTTGTAGGAACACATCTCTTTGGACTACACCTGGGTCGGTGTCAAATTGTGTCTCATCGTATCCGTCTCCACCGTTTGAGTCAGCATCTAAATAGATAGTTGCTGTACCCAGGCCGCTATCGTAATCTGAAATAGCATTTACCTGGTAACGTCTTCCATCAACATAAAAAGGACACGGCAGCTCTGGCGGTCTAATAAATAATCCTTGGCCTGCTGAACTAGAAACTTCTAGCTGAAATGCATTTATTTTTGTATCAATTGTGATAGGAAGGTTACCTACATATGCATCAACATACATACCTCCTCTAAATGCTTTGGCATTAATACTTTTAGAAAAACTACTTGCTGTTTGAATATAAGGAGATTTTGTTAAAACTTGTCCTTCGGGATCAAGCACACACATAAATCCGCCGTGCCCTTGCACTGTAACATTACGGCAGATTGTAGCATCACTCATTAAGAAAACATCCATTTCGTCGTTTCGTTTTGGAGGATTATAATCTGCATCAAATGCATACGTCACGAGGTCAACTAAATTACCTACCACAATAGTAGGACTGTCAACTGCTGTCCATAATTGGCTATTATTTAAATCAGCTACTGATATAGATTTATGAGGTAACACAGATCTATAATAATTTCCTCCGCTTAATACTATAACATTTTTTTCGTAATTTACGTCAGCAGCCCAAGCACTGTGAGCTACGCCTAGACTAACATCTGGCTCTTCAGTAGCGTTATTTTGCACAGGTGCAACACCAATAAGTAAAGAAGCTGCTAGTGTTGATATATATTGAATAGCTGCTTCAGTAGTTGCTTCTTGGCCAGCAAATCCGTTATTATTAAATTGAGAAATATAATTAGAGTAATATTCGCCCTGAGCCTCAAGTGTGGCTTCTTGATTTCCTTTAGTAATATCATTAACAATAGCGTCAATTATTAAACCTGTGTCTCTTCTACATTTTGCTTCATTATAAACAAATGCAGGAGATAGCGTATTATTAATATAATATATTACTTCTTCTTGAATAAACTCTTTGTTTCTGTCTAAAATGTCAGCAGCAACTTCGTATCCTCCAGGATTGTTTACTGTTCCTCCTGTGTCTCTAGGTAAGGTTGGATCTGTCAAATAATGTCTACCAAAATATCCTTGCAAGTCACCTACCTGGTTAAAGAACGGCGACCCTGCTGATGTAAGAGTTAAGCCATCAAAGTATTGGTCTCTAAAGAAATACAGATCTGCCCATTTACTTTGAGATACACGTCTTTTAGGCCTAATAATAACTCTTCTAAATTCATCTCCTTTTACGGAAACATTATTAGAAAGTCTAATAGGGTAGTCTTCTTCATATATTCCTGACTCAACAAAAATAGTCACTTGTTTTGATCTGACAAAATTGCCATATTCTAAAGGCTCATTTTCTACAAAGTCTATTGGTTTAAGTAAGTTAGTTTGGAAAACGTCATTCCCGCCGTTTCCTGCATCATTGTTAGTTAAACTAACTATTTCTGCAGTTGCTCCAGATATCTTACCTCTAATAATTTTTCCTGGAAGGGTATCAGTATTATCTGGATTACCTTGATCAATATAGAGCAAACTTCCGTTATCTACAACAATTTGGTACGTGGAACCGTATACAATATCTTCACCAGCATCGATACCATTTTGCATAATATTAGTAATCAAATTAAATTTATCTGTGACACCAGTAATTGCATTTGCCGCAGCATCACTTACTCCAATATATTGTTCCTCATCTGTTTGATAAATTGTTCCGATATTACCGCCTGTGGTATAGTTATCAAATGAACTATTATCAAAAGGAGTAGTTAGGTCTACGTCAGTATAAAGTTCAAATGTTTGGTCTGTTATTACTTTAACATATGCAGTTTGATCATTAATTTGTACCATTCCGCCTACATTTTTAAAAATAATCTGATTCTTATTACTTAGACCGTGATTAGTACTAGTGGTCACAACAGGAATACTAGCTTTTGTGATGCTATTAATATTTTTTTGCTGATATAGATCGTTAGTTAAAATTGCTGTGACAAGATCCCTAGCAAAATTAATACTATCAACAGTTTCGGTTAGCTGTGTTGTAATAGCTAGTCTACCACTGGAATTAGAATAGTAACTTTCAGCTGCAATTCTGGAAAGGTAATTAGCGTTTTGTCCTCTATTGATATCAAATGCAATAGCATCTAGTATTAATCCAGTATCTCTTTCACAAGTTTCTACATTATAAGTGAAGTTAGGATATGTAAATGCAATATATCCGCTTACTTCTTTAATAATGTATTCTCTATTTTCTTCAATTAGTAAACGAGCCTGTTCAAAAACCGGTGTAAGAACATCTGCTTCAACAACAGGTGCGTCTGCGGATTGACTATCTTTTGTTATTGTTTGAAAGTAAGGACCTGGCTCTAACCCAGAAGTTTTAATAATTTCTTCTGCTCTTGCAGCCGCAGCGTTAATTGATCTATATGCATATGTAAATGATGTACCCTCTTTGCCGTTTGGCACGCCGCCCATACTATCATCACCGGAGGTACTAACAAATAAATTTGTAGGTGAACTATAAGATGTATTATCTACGTAATATTTTGTTGCAGCTTGAAAGTCTTCAATTCCGTTAGGTGCTCCTTCACCGGATAAATCTCCGGGGTGATCATGTAAGTATAATGCACCTTCCATATCGTCGCCCTGTCTTCGAACAGCACTTTTTCTTGGTATTGCTACATCATCTAAAAAGTTACCAAATAGGTCGTCATCATAGGCGCTATCAGTAATCGAATGAGTGTCATCAACTGCTATAGTACCTGTAACATTAATCATAGTGGTTTCTGCTACTGCATTACTTTCTTCTTGTGCGTCAGCTTGTGATGTGTGTACAGAAAATAGGCTAGGAGATCTATATCTAATAAAATATTGCTCTCCTGTAGTTAGCCCACTAGGATCGGTATCTTCTGCCCTAAATGTATATGGAGTTCCGTTGACACCGCTATCTAAGCCATGATCAACAATTTCTATAAATCCATTAATATATCTATCTATGGTTAAAGTATATTGGGTAACAGTTGCAGGCTCATCTGCAACACGTATAGGCAAACCAGTGGTAATGTATCTTCTATCTGCATATCCTTTAGTAATAACAAGATCGTCTATAGTGTAGGTAGTTCCGTGTTCGTTATTAATATCTTCAGCAGCTTCTGTAGTTATTGCAACGCCGCCTACACCTTTAGCCGCAGCATTCAATGGACCGCCTAAACTTGGTGATTGATCATCTGCTAATTGTGTAAACGCTGTACTAATAACAAGTTTACCGTCAATGTTATAGGTAAAAGTTATAGTATCACTTAAATTTTCATCAACTGCTGAATTAGAAGCTAATTCAACTAAATTAACAAATGTACCTGCATCGTTAACTAACGGAATAGTATTTGGAACGAGTTCTGTCGGTGTATCACTAAGGTTAGTAAACCTAATTGTGCCACCTTGTCCAAATACTGCATAAAGTTCTGTAAAGTTTTCATTTACTTTACGAAAGGATTCGCGGATACTATCACCGGTGCCGTCATTACCTTCTACACCGATGTTTACTTCTTGTTTTGCCATTTAAGAACTCCAAATGATATGTTTAGCTATTGTATTTATTATTTGTTTTTATAATCTTAATGTAAATACTGTATGTTCATAAGAGAATACACATTAAAAAAGAGGCACGAAAGACTAAGCAAGCATGGCAAATTGCATGCCTATTACCGAGATCTAACTATAGTGCAATTTAGGTGTGATAATTGTAGTGCAGAGTTTGAAAGAGCAAGAGGGAGTATGGATCCTAAACGTATATCAAATAACTATTTTCATGTTTGTGCAAACTGCGATAGTAAAAAATTTGCACAAAAAAAGGGGGTAGAAAGGAAGCAGGTTTGGAACATGTCTGCAAGTTCTAATATTCCAATAAGTAAGCTCTAAGCAAAGACACTGTCGTCAAAGTTGACACTTACGCCGCAACCACAACTAGAGTGTGCGTTAGGATTTTGGATATCAAACATTGCACCCATAATGTCCTTTTTGTAATCAATAATTGATCCCATTAGGAACATAATACTATGAACTCCTATAACAAAACTTGCGCCATTTTTTGTTTTATAAACTTCATCATTCTCTGCGAGATCAGTTGGGGAAGAGACTAATTGCCAATCATATTCAAAACCAGCGCATCCTCCACCTTTGATGTTTAAGCTAACACCATATACTTCATTTTCGTTAGCAAGTTTTTCAACTTGTTCTTCAGCAGCTTGTGTAAGTTGTACAATCATTCTGTCTTCCAAATAGTCCAAGCACCATAAGCAATAGCACCGTATGCTGCTAATTTTGCAAAAGGTCCTGCAATAAGAACAACTAAACCTAGCGCAATTAGAACTGCGCCGTCCCATGAAGTGCGTTCTTCCATCCTATTGTTAATCCATTTCTTAAGCATCTGTGATTCTCCTTAGTTTTTTTTCTAGTGTACTTATACGTACATCTTGATTTCGAATCTTTTCTTCTAAGCCTTCTACATACTTGTGCGAGGGTATAGTATGCTGAACTCCGTCTTCTCCAAGCACAGTCATTGTATCGACACCTTGACCTCTCAAACCTCCTAACACTCTATTAGGATTTTTATCAGATGATGATTGGGTCTGGTCCTGTTTGTTTCTGCCGTACATTTTGTTCAAATAGGTCATTTTTATATCCTTTGTAGTATTTATACAGTTCAATGCTTGCTAAATTTTTTGCTTTGCTTTCAACCATAATGTCTGCTATAGGTAAAAACTCTAATGCCCAGTCATTAACTGCATGATTCCACATAAAATCACTATGAGCTCTCAGTTTTGCCTTTTTGTAGCCCATTGCGAGGAGTTCGCCCATGGCTGGTCGTGTGCTTGCGTCATGCTCGTCCAGTAATTCTTCTTTAGATACAGAATAGTGTATGACAGGACGCACACCACGCCAACTATCAATAACACGTTGAAAACGGTCGTCATCAGGTTCAATATATTCTCCTTCCCTACACCAATGATGGTGTATATCTAGCACCAAAGCGAGATCGTCTGCAAGCTCAAGACTGTGTTCGAGTCCCCATTTGTTTTCGTCGTTCTCGATTGTAATACAGTTTCTTGCCTCCGGCGAGAGGCGTTTAAGTGCGTCTTTGATACCGGCTGGACCTTTGCGGCCTGAGATGTGTACATTGCACTTGAAATCTTGGAATTGTTTGCCGTATCCCATCCAGCGTATGACATCGGTGTGATATTCAAATTCTTCTATGCTCCTATCTACTATTTCTTCGTTGTCTGATGCAAGGACTGTGAACTGTCCTGGGTGCATGGATAATCTGACATCAAGGGCTCTTGCCGTTTCGCCAACTGGCGCAAACTCTTTTTCACAATATGCAACAACATCAGGCTTGCGCCAAAAATAACACCAAGTAGGCTCGGTATAAACAGGAAGTACATCGCTACCCAGTCTGACCATTCTAAGTTCAGTGGGAAGATTTCCAACATATTCTATCAACCTTTTATAGGACGCAATGTTATGGACCATAATATCCCATAAGCGTTCTTCAGCAACATCACGTGTCTGCCTATTCAACCACTGTACTGTTGTGCTACGAGTATTTAGCGGACGTTGAATCTCTTCTAGCAGTTTCTTTTTCTGTGTTTGATCCGGATGCATATACTTGCAAGCAAAGCCTATGCGTTGTTGTTGTGCTGACAAGTAATCGCCTGCTGTTGTAAATTTCAAGTCATTCATTTATAATTACCATTTCTATCATAATATTTGCTATTATGTCTTGCATACTCTATACATATAATACTGCCATATCCTTTAGATGTCAAGTGTTTATACCACCATATAAAATCTTTTATCCTTTTCAATCCCAATTTTCCTTCACCCAAGGATCATCACAATTATGTGGATTAGGATCTCCGTGAAACACACAAATACAACATTCTACATTAGGTGTAACATTTTCTATTGTTTTTAGCTTTCTGCCGCCTTTCAAACCCGGAGCAAGATGCCTGTCTTTACGTATTTCCCATTTCCAACTTTGAATCCAGCTATCAGGCCATAGTATTGCAGAGTTATCTCTTTCATACAACCAGTCTTGGTCTCCGTGCATACGTTTCATAATATTTCTAAAATCATCTTTGAAGTCTGTCCATACATGATCTAATTGTCCTGTTTGGAAGCGGACAACAGAACTATTGTACTTTGCCCATTTGGGACGCATTGCCCTTGTAAAATCTCTAATGACACACCATTTACCTGGATGATAAGTAAAAAGTTTATCGATATTACCAGAAAGAACAACATCTAGGTCCATATACAATATTGTGCCCTGAATAGGTAAATCTTTACTGTACATGTAAGGCTTTACCCACCATCCGCCTAAGTCTTTAGGCAGAGAATATGTAACAACTTCTGGGTCAATTCCTCTAGGATCATCAGTTAAACAAACCATTTGGTAGTCAAGTGTGATATTACGCTTAACCATTCTGTGTAATATATTCACATATTCTGAACTGTATTTTTTACCATGTTTTATACATAATACATAACGCTTCTCATTAGAGGTATCCTCTATACTATAAGCTTCTGCTATTTTTTTAGTATTGCGAGCATTTACCTTAGCAGGTTTGCGACTAGACTGTTTAGCTTGCCGTCTTGCCTCTTTTATTTTTTTCCATTCAGTTTTAGAGTACTTACTTTTATCAATCTTAGCCATCTACAAACGTTGTCTTCTGTACTTGAAAGGGTGTATAGATTGCACTGTTAGCACCATGCTCTGCACATTCAACTGACTCGCACCAGCAACGTCCATCAGTCATTTCTTTAACGAGGTTGTCTGCAAACCGCCATGCATGTTCTGCAAACTTCTCTGCACCTACACCATCAAACTCTCTTACTTCGCACAAATCTTTGTCCTGTAGTTCATAAAAGTCTTGTTTATGCGGATCGTTTACGTCTACACAAGTCTTATGATCAAATGAATCTTCTAACCAAGCCTTCAAAGGTTTAAGTCCTCCAAAGTCAACTGCCCAGTTTTTATTGTCTAAATCTGAACAACCAAAAGTAAATTTAAATTGCAAACTGTATCCGTGAAGCAGATGACAATGTGAGTGATCTGCATTTGGTTGACGGAACACCGCTGATAAACCAATGTTGTGTCCGTATGTTTTTGTTGAATAATAAGCCATTGTTTTCTCCTATAAAAATAATGGCGGCAGAATTAGAAGGGTTGACGCCAAGTCCTGTAAATAATATTAATTATTATATGATATATTACTTATGTTGTCAACCATAACATTGGCAAATTTCCAGACTTTTGGTAATTGCCAATTCGGTTCTTGATAGATAGTAAACTTAATGTTTGGAAAACATTCAAAAACCATACCTATCTGATGTATCCAGTATCTAGGATCTACAGCTCGTTTATCTGCATCATCATAATTTGGTGTGCTTTTGTATACATTGTTAACTTGCTTTGTTTTACTGTGCAAGTCAAACCCAATTAGCTTAACTTCCTTTAGCTTAGTGTACATTGCTGCTATGAGAACAGCATACGGTCCGCTACCCCACTGAAACGGTTCGTCCCATCTCTGATCTCCGTTGTATGGAAGGGGAGGCACTTTACGTACCCTAGGAGTTTTGAAGGTCGGATACCAATCAGGTCTTGTATAAATTAAGGTGTTATTAAGATTAACTTTGGCATGTAGTGCTTCTTGCACCATACGCCTATCAACACAAACAAGGTAGTCTGTATAATAATCTCTATGTATAGCATTGCACCCAACTTTAGGTCCATCGAGTAGGTCAACATTAATTTGTTTCCTGCTCTCTCCGTTGCCAATCGCCCACATCTTTCTTTATCTCTTTTAGTTCATCTTTAAGTGTATCAAAGTTCTCTTCTGTTCGTTTGGCACATTGTACCATATACACTATTTTACTTATCGCCCACCACCACCAGAATACACTGGTTGCGACAAAAATGACTACAATACTTACTGATGTGATATTAACTAATGATTCAAAGCCTAATAATATTTCGCCTAAGATGATGGCTAGTGCGACAAATGGTGCTGTCCACGCCGCATATCTCCACCAACGTGCCTGTTGTTCTGTTTTGTTCATTGATTCTCCCTCTCTGAAAAAGTTCTTCAGCAATAATATTTATTGGGGATTTTTCTAATATTAAGTGTCAGTATTATGAACTAATAGCACCGAAGGTCTTCCATTCGCCCGGAGTACCTTCCCTAATACATATCCAGCCTACATGTCCTGTTGGAACAGGATTAGAGTTCCAAATAATGTCACCCTTGGCATATACACCTGAAGTAGGAATACCTTCGCCTACTTCAAACTTTTTGTTTTGGAATCTTACTGGCCCGGCTGTTGTGATATCTGCATCGGTTGCAAAGTTTTTAACATTTACTCCGAACGAACCTTTTACCACTACACGATCATTTAATGTAATTGTGCCAGTTGAACTTACGTGTATTCTTTGTGTATCGTCGGTGACAATATCTAAGCTACCTGTAGTCCAAGTTCCTAATTTAAAAGATGTGTCATCTGTAGCATCAATAATAAATTCGTGATCCCAACTACCTACACTTAGTGCACCATTAGGCGATTCGATTCCAATACCTAATCTTTGAGAATTTGCGTCCCAGAACAGGTACTGATCAATGACTACCGGACCGTCGACTGCAAGACCTACTAGTGTACCTAGTGATCTTAGATTACTTTTTTGTACGCTTGCACCTAATTGTGTTTCAGATAATACAAGATTGTTGCCTATACGGTATTCTTTTTCTCTATGAATATCGATTGATTCTGAACTGAATAATCTATCATTTTTTAGTACAAATTGTTTTGTATATTCGTTACTCGTCCAAATCAGACCTTTACCGTTAGGACTACTACCGTTTTCGCCTTTAAATTCTAGTGGACTTGTACGTTCATTACGAATGTCGGCACTAATCTCATCAACATGGAGTTTAGTTGCATGGACTTCACCTTCTACAGTCAAAGTACCTTTTACTACCAGTGGATTGTTAATTTGTGGTGTAGCTATAGAAGGAACACTAATTTTGTCATTTTCAATTATTAAAACTTGTTGTCCTGTATATGTGGCATTATCTTTAATACCTACACTGGAAAAATTCGTAATCATTCCGCCATTAACTTTATCTCCGCTCAGTGAGCGATCATTAATGACAGGTTTTTCTGCCGGACGATTTAGCTTCTGTTCTAAGGTAGTTGCTAACTGATCTAGTGTTTCTCTAATAGTATTTGACATTAAGTTTTCCTGCTCTATACATTGTATTTATCAGGAAACCTTTAGAAGTACTGTATCCGGATTGCATCTTCCGTTAAGTTTTGTATCAGTAGTAGTAATATCATCTAAGAATGTACGCAATTTAACTTTACCTGCAGACTTAAAATCTTTAAGCTGGTCTACTGGTTTACGCAATGTCTTTTGAATACTTTCTTTTTCGTTGTATCCAATAATAGTTGTGCCTTTTACGCTAAGTCCGCTGCCTTCTCGTTGCATACCTTTAGGGTCAATGTTTTGTGCTACATACTTTCCAAGTTTACGTGTCTTAACATTGAAAACCCAAAGCTCGTTTGCACCTATAACTTGTTCAGGAGACACACTTGCAAGTTGATATTTGGCGTCTACTTTCAAATACTTGAGCTTTTCTACTAACTTTGTAGCACTTTTTGGTTTTGCCTTACGTGGCTTCCGTGTTGCTTTTGCTGTGTCAATAACAAAATCTAATGCAGACATAAGTCCATCGATAGCAGTTCTATAATTTTTGATATCAGCTTTCTTTAGATGTGCGTAACCTTCTTTGAGTTGTTCCCACATGTCAGCGTCATGTTCACTCATCTTTTTCAACTGCCCTTTGGTAGGCATTCTTTCTAATTCGTCATAGTCAGATAGTTCGTCAGCATAAAAGTTTTTAAGTTTCCTTGCATGAGCTTGAGTTACTCCTGTATCAGAGAAGTGCTTTTTAAAATCAAAGCCTTTAGGATCAAAGTTATCTCTGTCTGATACCCACCCGTCTAACCATTCTTCAATTTCTTCACTTTGCTTACGTGCTTGCTCAGTTAAACGTTCTTGGATTGTTGGCACATATACATTTGATTTTTCTTTTTCTTCTTCTTTCTTTTCTTCTACTACTTTAGAACCGGCATTAATTGCACGTTCAATACGTTCCTTTAAAAACTTTGTAGCCGGCTGTGTTGTGCCCATCGTACCAGGCAAACTTTCCCAGTACTCTGCTTCCTTAGGATTATAATCTGGCATTCCATCAATAAGTTGCTTTGCAACAATAGCCGCTGTTATGCTTAGTTCAAAACTAGGAGCGGCTTTAGCGTGTTTAATTTGTTCTTTGCTATATCCGTTGTCAGCCATCCATTTGAATGTGTGCGGATACAAGTCTGCTGGCTTATAGTTTTCATAATAAAAAGAACGACTAGCATCACGGAATCGGTGATATTGTTCACCAGTCCAGTCTTCCCAGCCTTCCCAACTAGGTGCTGTTAATTTATTACCACGCTTGATACGGGGAGCCCCGCGAACAACTTTTTTCTTCTTTGCTTTTGGCAGTGCCATAAGTTTCTCCTAACAGTGTTTTGCTAGTATATAGTTATGTCGACAAAAAGTCAACCTTCTTTTTCGAGATCCCAAACGACTACGTTAGATTTTCTCGCCGATTTCGAATCCTCGGAAAGTCTTGAATCGGGGAAACCTAAGAGAATAAGTACCGTCTTGATTTTGCGTAATAGCATCTGCTCGTACCTCTACAAGTTGCCCAATAAGTGAGCCGCGATCACTCCAAAAACTATCACGATCGCTGTCGCTAAACCCGCTACCGCAATTGACCTGGACCATTCGTCCATCATCTTCTCCAGCGCATACCAACGCTCCCAGGCGTCCTTCGTTTCTTCCTGTTCCTTCTTCAACATCTTTCACCTCTAATGTCACTTCAATAAATGGCTTCGCTTTTAGCCATGCATGAGTTCGTTTGCATTCATAAGGAGCATCAACGTCCTTAATCATAACACCTTCATAACCACCGTCTACAGCCGCTTTATTTAACGCTACAAAGCGTTCTTGTCCTTCAGGAGTACTAAGGTCTACCTCTTCCCACTCAAGTGCTTGTACATGCTTTAAAATGCTTTCATTTTCTAGTACCCAATACTTGACTAAGTTACTGCGATAAGTCTGTGGCTTATTCCATACACCTTTTTGGAAATCTTCTAGTGGAATAAAATCAAACAAGTGTAGAACAGCATCTTCACTTTGTACATTATCTTTACGATGTACCTGCTTCATAAGGTCTTGGAAGTTAGCACTCATTACTTCACCGTCTAGTACACAGTCGTAAGGTGCAGGTTTCTCTGCAAGTACTTGTTCAATCTCTGCAATAATATGCGGAAAGTTATGAAACTGTTTTCCATTACGACTAAACAATTCTACTTTGCCATCACGACATACTGCTAGTACACGAACACCATCTAGTTTGATTTCGATCTGCTTCTTGCCTGTCATTTTCTTTTCGTGCTTGGCACTGTCATGAGCAAGAGCACAAGTAAACACAGGCACAGTACCTGGTGCCACTTTGTTCACAGTTTTTTCACTTACGCCGCAACGTAGGTCTTTGATAAGAATACGACGGTACCAACCGTTCCATTGCTCTACAGTGCAAGAGCTTTTAACAAGATTAATTGCATCACGGGCTGCATGTCCGGTTAGCTCTCGTGCAATAAGTTTATCTGCCAGTTCTTTGAACAAAGACCATTCGCATCCCTGTCCTGCCCATTCGCTATCCAGTTCGTCTACCTGCTTAACACCGAAAGTAGTTAACGGATCTAGTGCCATCCGCAATCCATCAAAGAACTCCGGAAGCCCTTCTTCGTATGCTTCTTTCAAGATTGCTTCTTTTGCAAGACGGCTGTTGTCTTTTTCAAGTTTTTTAATAATATCTTGTGGTTGTGTTCTCATATTTGCCTCGGTTCTGTGCCTGTTAAAAAATACATTTTACTTATAATAGCATCAACATCTGAAGTTGTCAACCATCCTTTTACTGTATCTCCAGGATTGGTAACACCCGGAAGTTCACATTGCTCGCCATCTTTAAATACAGCAATTTCGTATAAGCCTTGCTTATTGCCATAGGATGCTTCGTTGTTGATAATACTTAGTTCGTAGTTGTCAAACTGAAGTAAGGCTTGTACACCTTTAGGTACATCAGTTTCCAATAATTGAAAGTCTTTTAGTTTCATAATATTCTGGCTCCATATCTAATGATGCAGTAAAGTCGAACACTGTCCATCCTTTAAGTGCATACCAAGTTGCTTGTTTAGGTGTAGCAAGGACGGTAAGTCTATCAGTAATACTACCGTCCTGCCACTTTTCAAACTCATACAATCGGTGTTCGTAAAGCATCTAAGTTCACCGGAGTGTAGTTAATTTGCTCTACACATACACACTTGTACGGGCCTTCTGGTGAAGGATTGCTGTGAATGTGTCCATGTACGTTAAGCATGTCCTGTCCGTCCCAACGCAACCTTTCAGCAAGTGTCTGTGGGTGCAACGGCATGTGCGTAAATACAAAATTGTCAATGTTGTACCAATATTGCACATCTTTGAAGAACTGTGCTACATGCTTGATGTTATCATGGTTTCCAAGTGCAAGTTTTTTCTTACCAGGCAACTTAGCAAAGTTTGCTTCCATCCACTCTACTTTATCCATGCCAAACAGCACATCACCACAGTGAATAACAATGTCACCGTCTTTCACTGTGTCGTTCCAGTTGTCAAGCATACACTCGTTCATCTGTTCTACAGTAGCAAACGGTCTGATAGGCTTACCTCCGTAATCGTTGAAGGTCAAAATGCCACTGTGGTTAAAGTGTGTATCGCTAATAATCCAGATGTCTTTCATGACGCCCTCTAAAATTCTATTGTATAAATAACATTATACATATTTAATAACGTCTTGTCAAGAGATTTATAGGAGAAACATATGAAATCTGTCGTTAGAGTTATCAAGCCTAATTTTTCAACAATTGAAGAGTTTCAGTCAAGCGATTTGTACAATCATATTAACGCTGTACAAGGCCCTAAGGATGTTTCTATCGAAGTTGTTAGAGGTACAAACGGCAAGATTGCAGTGATTGCATCTAGCACAAATCCAGATATCGACGCTGAGCTAGAAACAGATGTTAGAACAGCAATTCGGAATGGCGGCATCCGCGGTCCACAAGTTGATAGCAAACATACCTTTAATACAGACGAAGAACTCCAGACCTGGAAAGACAGCTGGGTTGCATCTTAATTGGTAGTCCCGGGGGGATTCGAACCCCCATCGCTCTCTAATCTGGAGACTGTGCCGAGTATAAGCCGGGTGTTTTACCGTTAAACTACGGGACTATATGGTGCGCCTGGAGAGATTCGAACTCCCAATCAACCCGTTATGAGCGGGGGGCTTTAACCGTTAAGCTACAAGCGCATATTTTGGAGTGGGTGAGGAGACTCGAACTCCCATAACACGGATTTGCAATCCGGTCCGTAACCATTCCGGACACACCCACAAATTGGCATAGGTGAAGGGAATCGAACCCCTATCTTCAGTTTTGGAGACTGACATGTTACCATTACACCACACCCATAAAAAAAGCCCCTAACATTATTAGTGCTAGGGGCTTATCTTAAATTACTTTTTCAAAAAGTCGTGTTAAGACATACCCCCTTTTGGTGGCCAACATATTATACATATTGTGTTAGTCTTAATCACGTATCTATTCCTTCTTTTTTAGTATTTTTATACTATACTATCTTTATTTTGCGTTGTCAACCACTTTTGGTTCACATCTTGCTTTTTTTCCGCAGTGGGGACAATGAAATGTTGTCCGGTCTATGCAATAGTGTTCTTCCATTGTAGCAAAAGTAAACCAGCCCTTGCAATTACTGCAAGTTAAGTGCCAGATTATTTCTTTTACTGCTTTGAACATTTACATACACAAATCTTCGTACTTAGTAGTGTATACTCTATGTTCGCTCATATCTCTCGATTCAGCTTTGCTGTTAAAAAGAGAAAGTAGAAAATTAAACATTGTACTGCCTTTCAATGTATTTAGCATTGGTGCGCCTGGAGGGACTTGAACCCCCACGCCGTAAAGCACTAGAACCTAAATCTAGCGTGTCTACCAATTTCACCACAGGCGCTTTTCTTTTAACTCGACAAATAGGGCAGAACCTGCCTTCCGGCAATTCAAAATTACATTCTGGACATTTTTCTACCATATTTGTCTCCTTAAAATGGTGCTGGTTGAGAGACTCGAACTCCCGACCTGAGGTTTACAAAACCCCTGCTCTACCAACTGAGCTAAACCAGCGTGTGTTATTTAACATCAAGTATGGAGCGGGTAAGGAGAATCGAACTCCTATCCTCAGCTTGGAAGGCTGCGATAATACCATTATACTATACCCGCATGGCAGAGAGGAAGGGATTCGAACCCTCGGAACGCTTACACGTTCAACACCTTAGCAGGGTGCCGCTTTCGACCACTCAGCCACCTCTCTGTATTTTTTACTTATTGAACCTCAGTGTCTGTTTACGACCGTTGTGATAAAACGTTACTGTGCTATGACTATATACTTCACGAGCTGTTTCTTCATACCGTGTTTCTATACTGCATTGCCGTTCTGTTCGATAACCAGTTACGCCTTGCTTGCTTTGATTCTTATCAGCGGCAATCATACCACCAATGACAGCACCAGCGGCTGCACCATTGTCTTTGTTAGTGACACCTTTACCAATAAGTCCTCCAATGATCATTCCGCCTAGTACATCACCTGCACTAGCGCCGCCGCCAACATTGCCATAAATAGGAGTTTGTACATCTTTACAAACTTCAACTCTATACGGCGTTTGTTCAATTACAGTTTTAAAATGATCTTGGATACTTGCAGATGTATCAGCAATAGCCGGAGTGGTAATTGCCAATAAACCTGCGATTAAAAACATTTTTTTCATTGTTTATTCTCCTGTGACAATCTCATAGATTTCTTTCCAGTTTAAAACACGTCGACATCTATCATCATCCATGTTGTATCCGTGTTCCATAACCAAAGGACGCAGACCAACCTCTTGACCATGTATAGCATTTTCGACCTTGTCCTCAACCCACCATAGGTTGCTACCTTCGAACTGTTTAAGAACTTTATCTTTATCTGCTCCAGTACCTAGACAAATTACATCAGTAAATGTGTCATCACCAAATAGTTTATTAATATTTTTCTTACGCAGTTTCTGTGCATATTTATTCGTACTTAAACTGGTGATACAAATAAATTTCCAACCTTCATCTGATAGTCTAGTAACATACTCTACTGCATCACGTAAGGGAGGAAGAAACCCAATCATCGCACTTTCGTTAAAATGTTTGATCATTGTTTTTCCTTGCTTGTCAGAAATATCATATCTGGCACCGATACTATAAAGTAAGTTACCCTTCGATACCTGAGCGAACCCGTGTTCTTCCATAAACAAATTGAAAGCATATTCCCAATTAAAAAGTACACCGTCTGCATCTACAAGCATTGTTTTTTTGATTTTAGTCATTTACTGCCTTTTTCTTGCCTTATTATGTGTGTATTATAGTATACTTTTTACTTTAAGTCAACTGTTTTTTTGTCTAAAACCTCGACATTTTTCACACGATCGTAACGGAAACTGCGAAAGCCATTACTTTCAATTGCCCATACTGCAACAACTTTATCAGATATTTCACGTACTTTCTTTTGGCTTAGAGGATCGTCCTTTTTTGCAGGCGGCAAAAAACTTTCGATTAATGTGCAAGGCATTACCCTTTCTTCGCCATTTAATTTAGTAAATGTCACCTTGACTATTTCTTCTTTTAAAAGATCATAAAGCTCTTCTTTGGTAGGAATACCTTTTAAGTTTGCTACTGTATCACTTACGTTTATCGACGACTTTGTCTGCGAATCCATTTTCTACTGCCTCTTCTGCTGTTAAGAATGTGTCAAATTTCATTGTTTCAAAAAGTTCTTCATAGGTCTTGCCTGCGGTATTGTGTTTTACATACAATTCAGTCAGACGTTTGTTTACTTTTTGACTTTCTTCGTAATGACGCTTTGCATCTTCAAATTGCAATTCTTGTACGTGAACACTTCCGCTAGTGCCTGGTGTACCTGAACTGACACGGTGAATCATTGTGCGACTTTCAGGTAACACAATACGCTTTCCTGGTGTTCCTGCTTGTGCAAGGAAACTGCCCATAGAACAGGCTTGACCCATCACAATAGTACGCACATCAGACTTGATATATTGCATTGTATCATAAATTGCAAGTCCTGCTGTTACTGCTCCGCCAGGTGAATTGATATATAAATTAATTTCTTTTTCAGGATTTTCCGATTCTAAATACAAAAGTTGTGCAACAATAAGATTTGCCATATAGTCCTCAACCGGGCCATTAAGCATAATAATTCTGTCTTTCATCAAACGACTGTAGATATCGTAAGAACGTTCTCCTCGAGATTCTTGTTCTACTACCATAGGTACTAAAGGCATTATAATTCCTCCCAAATTCCAATAAATTCAGCAATAGCAAAAAATAAAGCTAGAGCTACAACTGACCCTGTAGCGGCTGCCCAAAGACACCCACCTAATCTTACTGCACTTTTAACTAAACTTAGATAAAAATGTTTTTTTGAAACGTCTACAGGTTCAGGCATCTTTTACCTCGACTAACGGAACAACAGTGCTTGTGTCAATCCAATCTTTTCCATCTGTTTGAAATGTTCTTGTTGTAGTTTCCTTACGCAACATTCCATCTTTTACACGATATGTTATAAATTCTTGTTTCACAACACCTGTAGTTTCTGCTTCGAATGCACCTATAAGAGGTCCATCTAATCTACTATTCATTATCTTGTCTCCTTCAAATAGTGGAACTTTGGCCCTTCTGAGGTAAACTCCATTCCGTGTGCATTGCCTACATAAATTCTGCCATTCCAACGCATGGGAATTTTATTTGTTGCTAAAAAAGCATCAAAACTTTTACCTTCTCTAAAATTATCTATTTCCGCTTCTACACTTACTTCACTTCTGGTGTTAGTAAGCATAGCTGTGTTATCTACTACTGTTTTCATTTTTTTCCTATTAGTTTTAAATTTAATACAAAGTTTTCTACAAGTAGTTTAACAATAATTGCACGGTTTGTCAAGTCATCATTTTCCATTTCCGCTACGTGCATCGCCATTAAGTTAAACGCTTCTGCTTCACTTATGTTTAGATCTCCCCAGTCAATAGGATCTACAGTTTCGGTTTCTTGTGCTAATTCTGCTATTAAACGCCAGTCAGTCCCAGAGGTTTTCATAATACTTTCCAAATAATCTAAATCCGTTAGAAATACGTTCTTGTTCTTTGTTCATTCCGTCTCGATCTTTTATATCAAAACGCATATACACATCATCTTTGTTTGCTTTGCAATCAAAAGCATAGATCATTTCATCCATCACCCAATCCCAACGTTTGAAATAGTTTTCATCTGTTTCACCATTTTGTGCGTACAGTTTATTAAACGCTTCTGCATCGGGTGGCCACAACTCTTCAGGCACATCTTTGAACTCTACAGCCGGAGCACCGTGTTTTGTTTCCTTTAGTTGCTTGAGCATAGGAAGTACAATATGTGCAAGAGTGTAGTCCATACTCCAAGTATCCCAAGGATCAATTTGTACTTCTACTACCTGGTCTTCACCGTCATCTGTATAATTTTCAATATTAATCTTCATAACTTACTACCTTAACATTCCGCTCTTTGCCTTCGACTTCAAAAGTTCTTGCATAAGTGAGTGCTAATTTAGCATCCTCAAACAACATAGGTTTTAAATCCCAGCAATGTTCAGTCTGCTCTGTGATATAGATCCAATCGTCTTTACCATCTAAGCATATCATAATTGCATACATTAATAATCTACCTCTTCAAAACTATCTGCAATATATGCCATATTGTATTTAGAAGGATAATGTTTCAACAACCTACTTGCTTCTTCACGCACCGCTTTAGGCACACGAGGATACTTCTTAGGATCTCGCAAGTCCATTAAGAATCGTTCAACATTTAATACTGCGTTTGTTCTTTCAATTGGTAATGTCATGCTAGGTCCGTTATCAATTTATAGTTATCCCATGCTTTCTGCTGTGCAGGATTCATTTCGTTGGGTGGCACAAAACACTCTAGCCAATAGTAGGGCATACGCAGTGGATGTGCGTTTTTAAACTGTCGAGGTTGATGCAACTTGCCTGAGTCATACAACTCTACAAGTAAATCGTGCATAGCCTTTTGTCTATCTTCTAATCCTGCCCATTCAGGATGACTCAATCCGCCGTACAAATAACCTTCCCAGATTTGACTCCAGTGGCTGTCATTGTGAGGATCTACGTCTGTGCGGGCAACAATTACCAGCACGTCTTCAATATCTACACGTTCTTCTAAAATATCTCGCATACAACGACTAAGGCTTAACCCTATTTTCATATAACCTCCGTTAATGCAAAGTGTCAGTTAGCGGTTCGCCCAGATCGTCATCTTCTTCAGTTAAGTCTAGGCCAAAATATTTTTCCATAATATAAAGAATGCTTTGCGGTACAAGATCTTCGTCCTTGCCTTCCGGAATAAACAATCCTTTTAGATTGCCATCATTGCCGATAATAATTGCCCAATCGTCTGCTTCTAATTGTGCTTCTAATGTTTTTGATTGGTCTTTCATACTACACCTTATACAACTTTACGTAGTTGAGTCTTGTTTCGTTAGCATCAAACAAACGGTTTTTTGTTTGAGCTTTTACTTTGGCTTTGATACGTTTCATACTGCCAATTTCTTGATCAAACTTGTTCATATAAGAAACAAGATTGCCGTCTGTAGTAACTGCGGTAAAATTATATGATTCCCACTGCGAGCTATATCGCTTGTCAAGAATCTTAATGACAGCTTCTACAGAATCTTTTTCTTTGCCTAAATATTGACTGTCGCGATATTCTACACGAATCTCTTTCTTCAGTCCGCTTTCGTGCTGATCGCGGGTAATAAACTCTGGAGCAAATGCAATACGACCCATACTTTTAACAGGTACTTCTTCTTTGCTAAGTTCATTCACCATATCACGTTTGAAATCATCTAAGTCAGCAAGACCAAGCATTACATAACGCTTCATCCACTTGAGTGCTTCTTGCACATTAACGTAATCTTCTTCAGTGGGCTCAAACATTACAAAATCTGTAGGGAGATATTGTGCATCACGAGTATCATGCTTCTTCTCCCAGTAGAAACGCACAAGACTCTTGTTGTCAAATTGAGTAGGAGTATCTTCACTAAAGCGTCGAGTGTCTTTAGTATAGGTATTTTTGTTAATGCGATATGCTGCATATGCAACAGCAAGTGCATCAACTAGCGTAACTTTTTTTAATGGTAACACTTTAGGTTTCATTTGAATCGATTCCATACTAGTTATCATGCGTCCATTTCCTTTTGCCTAAGTTATTTGCCTCTGCCCATCTTATAAACAATCCTGCTTCTCTACCTGCTGCTTCTATTTCCCAAGGTTGGTCCCAATAATTAAGATCTTTAATCCACTTGCCTTGCCAGCGCATTTTTGCATTACGAGAACCTTCATATAATTCTCCTCTTGCGTATTGTTTAACATGAACCATTTCATGACATACCGTTTCAAGAAGTTTACGTAATGGCAAATCTTTTTGAATTTCCAACTCAAAGTTTCTGGGTCTGTCTAGTCTTGCTTCGTCATCATCTGCTAAACAATATCCATAGGCATCACCTTTGATACTTTTTAGATTTACTTTGATAGATAAATTATGCATACGAGGCATTAACTTTTGGATACAAAATTCAACAACGCTTTTCACGTATTTTTTCTGATATTGCGATCCGCCAACAACTTCTATCATAGTAGCCTCTTTTGCTAATTTATAATAGTAGTATACTGCCTATATGAGGGAATGTCAACTGTTTTTGGTTAATTATAAACGGAAAATAATACGCCCTTTTTCTAGGTCGTAAGGACTAACTTCTACTCTAACTTTATCTCCCTGCACCATGCGTATCCTAAACTGTCGCATCTTGCCGCCGGTATATGCAGTTATAATATGTCCGTTTTCTAGTTCTACTTTAAACATTTGATTAGGAAGGACATCAATGATTTCCCCTTCAAATTCAATAATGTCGCTGTTTTTTGCCAATTTTATTCCTTCTTGCTGTTATACTCTTCTTCAGTAATTTTTTCAATAATTAGAGTACCTTGATCGCCTAGTAGAACACGAATATGATCCCCGGGCTCTAGCCCAACTTCTTTCCTTACGGGTTCAGGTATATTCATAATTACATTTTCTGGATCATCTGGAATATCTTCAAAAATATCTTCTACTTTGTAGACCCATGTATTGTCTGATTTCATGTTACTATTTACTCTTTCCAACTAGATTTACTTTCTATTGCATACCGGCAACCGTGGATATAATCTTTGTCCTCTTCGGACAAAACACTCCAAAATTTAGAAACAGTAGTAATGTGTTCTTCTACTACTTCTGGTCGACTGAGATGGTAATCTGCTTCCATCCAACTCTGCAAAATATCCATGCGCTGTTTTATTTTTGTTTTTATATTCATTAATTTTGCCAAACACTGGCATAATATCCTTTGCCGTTTGTGTCTCCGCCACCATTGTCGATTTCTACACCATCATAAGTAATACTAGTAACAGTGTCTTCTCCATTAAGAAATTCTGTTGTATAAATTTTTAATTTCTTTGGATTAAAATCTCCGATAGTTTCAATCACGCCGTCAAAGAAACAGCCTTTTTCGCTAGAATAAAGTTGTGCAATATATTCGCATTCTGGTTCTTCACAGCAGTCCATTTCTAAAATTTCTAATTGGTTGTCAGACTCTTCTAAAATTTGATCGTTTAGATCAGTAATGTCCATACTTGCAATAACTTCACGTAAATGTTTAGCATTGTAGTCGTCACTATCTACTTCATCAATATCAATACGTGCTGATCCGTACTCTGCACCGTAAGTATGCTCAAATTCTGTATGAGATTCATACCAAGGACGTTTGTAGTTGTCATCATCTTCGTCATGCAAAAACTTTGCCTCGTCTGGAACTGTATCTATGTACTCATATTCAGGTTCCTCATCGCCATCAGATGCCATATAAGAAACAAGATCATTATCGCCATGTTCGTCAGTTATTCCTTTCCAAAAGTCATGGGCTTCTTTTGATATACTCATGTACGCACTTTCGCCGCCATAACCTTGTACCAAGATACGATAATATCTTTTTCCTTTAATTTCTTCTACTAGTTCTTGTTTTTCTTCAGACGTTGCCATTTTTATATCTCCATATCAGCTGCAACAATGTAGCGCCATTCATTAGTTTCTAAAATTCCAGGTCTGTGCCATGTCTTTCCTGGAAATATTAACCAATGTCCTTCTTTTGCAGGACAATACTCTGTTTCACCTTCCGGTGTAGTATGAGCAAGCTCAGTTCCGCTTGTTTCTAAATTCACATCATTTGGAACACTAGCATAAAACACACCACTTAAGACTAAGTTATTATCTCTAATGTGCTGATGCCAATAAGTATCTCTATTTTCTTGAGTGTCTAAATTAGTTTTATAGCCCCAACTTTTAATACTTTTGATTTGCTTCTCTTGATTCATAAATGCAAAACAACTCCAGATAAAACTCATTTTAAGATTTATCCAGTTTTCATGAGGTATACCAAAAACGTTAATGTTAGTTTGATATGGGGGGCTATTGTGCCAAAATTTTCCTGATGCTATTGTGTTATCTATATCACTAACTAATGAACTCCTTGCATTAGCAGTAATAAGCGATGTCCAATCATAATACTCATATTCAATCATGTGTACATTATAGCAAACTGAACATCGCTTGTCAACCTTTATTTAGGCTGCGGCAATATCTTGTGATGCTTGTGCTTCACGTAGATAGTTTACCATGTTTTCTGGTGTAGTTTCACTGTA